TGGGTCGTCACCTTCCCCGGCCTCACCTGTTCGTGTCCGGCCGCGCGTCTCCCCTACTGCTCACACAGGGCGACGGCCGTTGACCGCTACTTCACCGTCGAGGGTACGGGCTTCGAGTTGTCGGAGTACACGAAGGCGCTCATGGATGCACGTCTCGCCCTGCGCCTCCGCATCCGGTCAGGAGAGACCACGAAGAATGACCGCACCTACTTAAGATTTTGCGAGCGGTTCTACAGAGACAAGTTGGCGAAGGCTGCGGCCGTAGTCCCGCCCATCACGGAGACGGTTGTGCGTGAAGGCGGCAGGACTCGCACGATTACGCGCTGCGGCAGTTTCACTATCTGAAAAGGAGTTTCCCCATGTTCATCGACGTACTCGAACAACCCGACACAGACTGCCCGCTCTGCTTCCAGCCCTTGAACGGCGAGCAGTTCTTTCATCTCTCCTGTGCACAGGAGGAGAACGCCCGCGCGGACGCGGTGAACTTGGACGACGACACGGACGATGGCGAGTGGAACCGCTGGGAAGTCTAATGAGCCTCCAACGCTACAGCTACATGCACAGGACTTCCCCGCCCCGGCGGTCGAAGTTCCACGCGCGCCGACACCCTCTCAGCACCCGCAAGGGCTTGATTGAGGAGCTTGACCGCGCCGATCTTATGAACCGCTTCAACTACGCAACAGACAAAACCGACTAACCACCCCGCCCCCACCCGGGCACGAAGTCGGTTGATTCGAACGAACCTTCTCAGGCCAACGCTTCTACTGAAACGCTTGACGCCTGAAGCCGAACCGCTCGGCTCAAGATAACGAGAGCACTTACATGGTCACGAGGCAGAGACAACCCGCAAGACTGGCAATCATGCCAACGATCCGAAAGCGTTTTGCGAACCTCTGCCCCGCAGGTGCATGTCTGACTTGTACCGTTGGGATTCACACGAACCAGTACGCGCCCGGCGCTCTCAGCCTTGTACGCGATGAAGTTCAGGAATTGCCCCCATGCGGCATCCGTGACGGACTTCGCCAACATCGTGCGGGCGAGTCCCTTGATATTCAAATCCTCGACCGCAATCAGGCCGTGATTGTTGACGAGCCAGCGAGAAAGATTGTGGTGGAAGTCTGCACGTTGGTTACGAACGTGCGCGTGAGCGCGTTGCAGAAGTTGAACCGCCTTGCGTCTCCGATTCGAGCCCTTCTTGCGGCGTGCCACGCGCCGCTGCGCTCGCCTGAATCTCTTTTGCGCCGCGCGATAGTGGCGCGGATTTTCAATCTCAGTCCCATCATCAAGTGTGGCGAACGCAGAGAGTCCAACGTCAACGCCAACCCTCGCATCGCACGCGGGCAGCGTCTTTGGTTCACACTCACAGACGAACACGGCAAACCATCGGCCTGCCTCGCGCTTGATGTGCAACTCTTTGATTTCGCCTTCAACGGGGCGGTGCAGCTTGATTCTGACTTGACCGACCTTCGAGATGCGGAGATGTCTTTCGGTGAGCGCGTGGCCGATCTGTCGGAAGGTCAAAGAGTCGTAACGACGGAAGGATTTAAAACGTGGGTAGCCCGGCTGTTCGCCTCGCTTCACTCTACGAAAGAAAGCCTTGAATGCTTTATCCACCCGCTTCAGAACGTCCTCAACTGCGTTGGAGTTTACGCCCGCCAAGTCGGGGCGCAGTTTCTTGATTTCGGGCAGTTGCTTGGACTGGTCGTAGAAACTGACGGAGACGCGATTCAACTTCCAAGCATCGCGGCGCTCTTGGAGAGCTGCGTTGTAGAGTTCGGCGCACAAGGCAAGTTGGCATTCAAGTGTCTCGGCCTGAGACTTCGTCGGATAGAGTCTGAATTTGAATGCCTTGAGCATGGCTAATTATAACACCGTCAGTAGTTTGGCGGGAAAATCTCCGGGCACGAAGGAGAGACGATGAAACGACGAGCGGTGCAGCAGTACGGGAGCGACGGCCAACCCGTGTACATCGTCAGGACGCGAAGCGGCCGTCGCTACTACCTCACCGGCAAGCCGTCGGAGTTGCGGCAGATGTGTAACGACGAAGCTCTGCCGCTTGACCCGTCCGACCCGCTGAGCGAGACGGATACGGTCGTGAGCGTGCGGCGCTATAAGCGGGTGCCGCACGGAGAGGCGAAACGTCATGCCTGACAAAACCGGCTTCCTGTTGAATGTCGAGACGACCGGTCGTCTCGACATTGACGGCGCGGATCAACTCGCCACGGAGATTTTATTGATACTGGCCGAGCGCCTCGGTCACGTCGAAGTGAGCGGCCGGCACGTCGAGCGCGTGAGTATCGAACTGGCACGCACCGGACTACTAAAACACTCTGTCGGCTTCGGCGATGACGGAAGAGCGCTTGAGCGTCGCCTTTGAGAAGTGAGCAGGAACCCACCCCCAATGGGCAACAGGAGAGACGAGACGATGAGCGAAACGAGTTTCACCCCCGGCCCTTGGATGGCCTTCGCGGACGGATACCGCGGGCACGAGATACGAGCGCAAGGCAAGGCGGTCGGCTACGTCTACGGCGCGCACGACGCGCAACTCGTAACCGCCACCCCTGACTTCGCAACACTGGCCGGGACGCTTATCGCAAGGTTCGGAGGGACGCCCGCAGACGAACTCGCGCTGCAAATCGCGGAAGACCCTTCAACGCTGACTGATTGCGTTGCCCTCGCCCGCGCAGCCGTCAACAAAGCACTCGGCAACGAAATCTTTGAGCGCCTGAATCGCCTCTCGCGTGAAGAGTACGAGGCGGCCGTTGCCGTCGTGCGAAGGCTCGCTCGCGATGAAGAGGTCTCCGACGGTGAACTGGCCGACGCCATGTTCGAGATGTCTAACCGCCTCGACATCTTCAACGCTTTACTTCCCCTCTGCTCAGAGATGCTTGAACGCTTCATGCGACACGCCGGGATTGAGGAGACGCCGCGCGGGATAAGCCTGAGCATGATCGAAGAGGCGAAACGTGATGCGCGACGCGACGAAGAATTGGACACAGCACACGAACTGCGCGCCTGCGGAGGCGACTGCCCACGTTGCCAGCAAGAGCGTGCGGAACAACGCGACGAGCAGTTTGAAGAGTGTGAAGAGTTGGACGTGCCGTAATCGCCCCTCCCCCTTACAAGGAGACTGAACCGATGACGAGCCTGATGACCGACGAAGAATTAGAGCCCACGAAGCGTGAGCAAATCCTTTCTCTCTACGAAGGCGGCACCAAAGACATCGCGGAGATCGTCAAACAGGTCAAAGCGCGTCCTTCCTACGTGGCACAGGTCTTACAGCAGGCCGGACATCTGGAAGACTACTTCGACCTCTACACAACTACCCACGCCGAGCGCGGCGTTTACTCGCGCTTCTTTCGCAACGTGCTCTCGTTCCGCAACGTGGAGACCGCGCAAGAGTCTTGCCTGAAACTCTCTCGCCTCTACGACTACTTTGAGCGATTGGGCGACCACGCAGGCCAACACCACGCAACGATTCTCGCCCTGACAGGTAAGAACCGTGCGCGATGGTCAGGGAAGATGGACGAATCACAAATCTTTTCCGACTGGCTTGCAACCCATTGAACAGGAGACATCCCCATGCCCGGCTATCTCATGCAAGAGCTTTTCCCCGACAACCCCCACGCGCCTTACTCCGAAGAGTGGCGCGAAGAGAACCACAGGCAGCACGTCCGCCGACTCGACACAGACCCGGAGTACGCGCGCGACTACGCAGAAGCGTGCGCCGTGGACAACTACCTGTCCGACATAGCCGAGCGCGAGTTTGAAGGCGAGGGCAATGAGCCCGACAACGACGACCCCATTCAGTCAATAGAGTGGCTATGAGGAGCACAGATGCCGAACCGAGAAAGCTTCATCAACTCCCTGCGCCAGTTAGCGGAGACCACCAAAGAGGCGGGAGAACTGCCCGCCGCGGGAGTCCTCTTCGCCCTCTGCGCCGCGATGGTCGAGGGGCGCGAGATGGAACTGTTCGCCCTGACCGTCCCGTTCGCCGCGGCGCAGTACGAGCGACTGACGGGTGGGCCCGATTGGGGCGACGACACGCTAAAGGTATGATCGTGACCCTTCCCCGCAAAGCCCACCACAAGACTTTCAAGCCGCGCAAAGCTCCGCTAGGGCGCTCACCCTTCCGCCGTGGTGTGGCAGGTAATTACTCGTCCACCTTCAAGCCTCGCCACAGGCTGAACCGTGGGCACCACCCCATTGACACCTTCAAAGGTTTGGTCGAGGCGAACGATGAAGTAGTGAGCCTGATTACGCGCGGACGCGAGACTGAGTGTATCTGTTGCGGGTCTACTGAGGAGTTGACCAACGGACATTTGTTCTCACGCCGACACCACGCGACGCGCTTTGACGTGACCGAAGATGGCAACTGCCACACGCAATGCTGGCCGTGCAACAAACGGCATCAGTCCAACAAAGACCCGTACACATTCGCCTTCGTCCGGCGCTTCGGGTCTGAAGCACTTGCGCGCGTCAGAGATCGTGCGCTCTCGGGCGAGAAGTTCACGAAGGACGAGTTGAGGCGGATGCTTGATAGCAACCGTGAGTTGTTGAGGATGATGAGGAAAGCAGCATGAGCGCACAAGTAAACATACCCGATGAAGTCCTAAGCATCCTGAAACGCTCGCGCGTCGAGGGCGACAAGTTGTATCTACCACGAGAGCAGTTAGAGCGCGGCCTTTACGAGCAAGTCAATAAGGCGCTGTCGAAGCTCGGCGGCAAGTGGAAGGGCGGCAAGGTTCGCGCGCACGTCTTTGATCGGGATGTATCGGAAGTTATTCAGACGGCGGTCGGCGTGGGTTCATTCATTGACGAGAAGAAAGAATTTCAATTCTTCGAGACGCCGCGTGCCGTGGCCGAGCGCATGATTGAGTTGGCCGACCTTCGCCCGGGGCAGATGATTCTTGAGCCGAGCGCGGGCATGGGGAAACTGGCTCACATCATTCAACAACAGATGCCCGAAGGCTGCTCGCTGTGCGTCTGTGAAGTGAATCCCTTTATGCGCCTGCGCCTTGAGTCGGCGGGCTTCCGTGTCGCGGCCTTCCCCGGCTTCGACTTTCTCAGATATGAGCCTCACGGAGCGCAATACGTCTTCGACCGCATCATTCAGAACCCGCCTTTCTCAAAAGGGCAGGACGCCGAGCACCTGATACACGCCTTCTACTGCCTCGCGCCCGGTGGACGCCTCGTCTCCGTGATGAGCGCGGGCATTACCTTCAGGCAGGATACGGCGTACCGCGAGACCGCCTCTGTGGTGCGCGACTTCGGCGGCTCAATCGAAGAGTTGCCAGCGGGCAGCTTCAAGGAGAGCGGGACTAACACGCGAGCGGTGATCGTCACGCTGAACAAGTGACGGCGCGCAAGCGCCCCTTAACTGCTCACGCTCGCGTGAACCCGAGTAAGGCGAAGGCAACCAAACGCTCTTGAACTGCACACCACCCCCGCCCCCCGGGGCACAACGAAAGGCGCACCGATGAACTACTTACGAGAAGCGAACGTCGCACGCGCGACGGAAGATTTCAAGACCTATCAGAATGCAGGCGTCCTGTACTTTACGACCGCACTAGCGGGTGAAGTTGGGGAGCTGTGCAACCTCATCAAGAAGATGGAACGGGCGAAGGTCGGCGGGCCGGACATCGGCTATTGGGACAGAGACCCGGCTACAAAGCGTGGCGAACGTTGGACGGCGAGCGAATCGAACCACGACCGACACATTGGATGCCGCTTCCAAGTCCGCCAGAGGCCAGATAGGGCGTCCCCTCGGCGTCTCAGAGGGGAAGATGAAGGCGTAAAGCCTTATGGCAGAGGGGCTAGGTTATTGCGCTCTCAAGCGCGCGTGAGGTTGAAGGATGGCGAAGGCTGAGCTGGCACAAGAAGTGAGGGAGAGGCCGATTATCTTTAGCGGGCGGCATGTCGTTGCCATCCTCTTGGGGCGCAAGACGCAAACGCGCCGCGTCGTTAAGTGGAAGCTCCGCGAAGAGGGGTTGAATCTGTCGGCCTCTTCTCTATCGCTCGGCTTCTACTGTACCGACATGCCGTCCAGTGGCTACGTCCTGAGAAGCCGCGATGGGCGGGGGCTCTGGAATGACAGGACGTACCCGCTCCATTCCCCCCACGGTGCGCCCGATGAGCGCCTGTGGGTGCGGGAGGCTCTGTGGGTGAGCGATTGTGGCAACTACTACGCCCGCCAAGCCAACGAATCCTGCTCGGATATGGAAGTCCTCACTTTAGACGGTGAGACGGTATGGAGAAGTACGCCGCCGCCATATGAGTACGCCTTGCCCCACTCAACGACCGGGTGGAGTAACCGTAGCCACGTCCGCGAGGGCGCGTGTGAAGTAAGTTTCGCGGACTGCGACCCGACAATAAAGATTGAGCCGTTCAAGGGCAATACCATCCTGCGAAATTATAAAGCCGTCTTCTCTAAGCGCCTCTCCCCTTATCACATGCCGCGACGGCTATCGCGGCTCACGCTGGAAATAGAGTCGGTGAGAATCGAAAGATTGAAGGACGTCACGCCGCACGATGCCTGCGGCGAATACGCCACATTCTATTGCGGACAGCATGTCCCGAGCGCGATGTGCGTTGAAGGATTCACGCGGGGCTGGGACACGCTGAACGCCAAGCGCGGCTTCGGTTGGGATACAAACCCGTGGGTCTGGGTACTGTCCTTCCGCAGAATGCAACCCGCTCGCGCCTGAGAGCGCGCACCCCCTCATCACGAAGGGCGGCTACTCCCCTTTGGTCTTTGACAGCTCGGTCTTAACCTGCTCCCAGTCTTCCGCGTGGAAACCGCCCGCGAACTGCTCTTCGATCTGTTCAAGCGTGCGCTTCTCATGTTCCATGTAGTCGAGCAGGAAGGCGATGCGTTCCTTCAACTCTTCTTCTGAGAGTCGCCGATTCGGGTCAGGGGCTTGGCCGCGGAACTGCTCTTCAGAGAGGGTGCGCGAAGCTTGCGAGCGCTCAGGGCGCGTTTTAGGAGCGAAGAGGCGGGTCAGGTGTGCGGCGGCAAACTTGGCGGCGTCTCCAACGACATCGGTGTTTAAGCGGGCGCGCCGTATCTCGTCGGCCACAAGCCGCAACGCGGGCTGCCAGTCGCCGCGCCCAGTCTTTAGTTCCCTTTCGAGTTCGCGCAGGGGTCGAAGCTCATCATCATCTGTAGTAGTTGTCTTAATAGAAGTCTTGGGTTCGTCGGAAGGTCTTTGAAAATCAACGGCTTGACCCCCACCACCCAACACCAGATTTTGGTTGGTGGGTGGGGCCAGATTTTGGTTGGTAGCTGGTTGGTGGGTGGTCTGTGGCTGGTGGCTGGTGGGTGGTGCCTCCTCCGGCGTCAGGACTTCGTAGTCTGCGCCGGTGTTGTCGCCGCGGACGTAATGGCGGCGGACAAGGCCGACACGCTCTAAATGCTTCAAGTGTGCCTTCAGGGTGTTGTGGCTCACGCCCGCCCAAGCCATCACCTCATCGAGCGTCGCCCGCACCGTCCGGCGCGGCACGACCGCCCCCCGCGTGCGCTGGTATAGGGCGTCATAGGTCTTCTTACTCTCGCCTTTGAACCGTCCCGCCGGCAGCGCATCCCTGACCACCGAGTTCGGCACGCGAACGAAATCCCGCGCGGGGGCTATAGGGTGGGTGGTAGGTGGTGGCTGGTCGGTGGCTGGTGGGTGGTGGGTGGTCTGCGCCGCGAGTGCAGGCCCGACCAAATTAAATATCGGGTGGTCGGGCGGCGGGGTAGGCGACTCAAGCGGCTTGGCCGGCTCGCGCACCGGCAGTTTCGAGGTGCGCGGTTTAGGCTTGGCGTCCTTCATAATTTGCTTACCACGCGCAGGCCGGGGGCGTTCGCCGCCACGCCGATGCGCTCAAGTATCTCATCGGTCAGTTCCGCGTACTGTACCGCGCCGCGGCTGTTGGGTGCGTAATACTGAATCGGTTGATGGACGGAAGGGGATTCTTCGAGTTTGGCCTGTGCGTGTATTACGGTGCCGAAGGCTCTCTCGCCCGACTTCTCCTTGAACTCCATGAGCGACGCGCCCGAGACGTTCATCCGTTTGTCGAACATCGTGCAGACGGTTCCGAGCACGCGCAGGTTTTCGTTCAGGCCGCGCGCACCATTGATGGCGTCCATCAGGTCTTCAAAGCCGTTCAGCGCGAAGGGGGCGGCCTTGATGGGAATGATGACGAAATCCGCCGCCGCCAGCGCCGTGGTGAGCAGGAGCCCCAGATTGGGCGGCGTGTCGATGACGGCGAAGTCGTACCGACCCTGCACGGCCTTCAGCGCGCTCCGCAGTTTCGTGATCGAAAGGGGGCTCTCGCGCTCGAACTTGGCGAGGTTGATGTTGGCCGCCACCATGTCGAGCTTCGGCACGGCCGTCGTCAGCCCCTTCTCAACAAGTGACGCCGCCGGCTCCGACCCCCCGCCGAGCAGTACGTCGGAGAGCGTGGACGTAACCTGCTCGGGGCTGAAGAAGATTTGGGTGGCGTTGCCTTGCGGGTCGGCGTCTATCAGGAGGGTCTCGTAGTCGCGGATGGCAAGTTCGGTGCCGACGGTCGCGGCCGTCGTGCTCTTACCCACTCCGCCCTTCTGGTTAGCGACAGCTATTGTAATCACGATGCGGGCTCCTCGGGCTTAGGCGGCCACTTCGCGCTGGAAGTCTTTGATGCGGGCTTCACTCCAACGCCGCCGCCCTTGTTCAAGGTCGGACAGATACGCGGCGCTGACGCCCAAGCGACCGGCCACGGCGCGCAGGCTTTTACCGCTCCGCTCGCGCAGACGGCGCATCTCGGCCCCGACCGCTCGGTCATCGGGGATTTGCCCCGTGCCGCGACAGTAGGGGCAGGGTAGGGTCTTCAATCTCATGGTCGGGATTTTACACGCGAACCGTCAGCGCGTCAAGCCGTGTTCGCTAATGTTCGCTTATTTAGTTGACAGACGAAGGGAAGGGGAGTATATTGAGGTTATGAGGAGACGACTTAAAACACAGGAGAGATTCTGGCCGAAGGTAGACAAAACACCCGGCCACGGCCCAAAGGGCGAATGTTGGGTCTGGACAGGTGCGACGGCTGGAAGGGGGTACGGTGTTCTGTTGATGGGGAATAATCGACACCAGTACGCACACCGCCTTTCTTATGGGCTTGCCTATGGGGTGATACCGCCCAGCATGTACGTCTGCCACACCTGCGACAATCCGCCCCGCGTCAACCCGGCACACCTATTTCTCGGGACACCGCGCGACAATGCGATGGACGCTATTCGGAAAAACAGAATGTTCCCGGTAGAAACCGTGGGTAATGGAAGAAAGTGAATTACTGACATGGCAAGGGCGCGAACGCTTAAGCAGGGTATGGCGCTGGGCTTCGGGAGATACCGCTACGCTATCCGCAAAGGCGGCACAGATGTTGAAGCCCTGAAGCGTAAGGCCGAGGCCGAGGCGAAGAACGCCGCGGAGGGACGGGCGACCTGCTGGCGTTGTTTGGCCGGCGTCGAGATGGGCGCGGAGCGTTGCCCCGGCTGCGGGATGGCAGACCCGACGGGCGTGCCATTTTAGGGAAAGGATGCGCAGCATGAAAACCTTCTGGCTGATAGTCACCACCACCACGAGCCCCAAGATACTCACCGATAAGGTCAGGCGTGTAGATGGTACGAGGGCTGAGATAGTGAAGGCGCGCAACGACTACGCCGAAGAGTTAGGTGAGGGCTATATCGTCACGGCCGAGACTGACGCAGAGGCGCGCGCCTATAAGTCGTATCGTCAGTTCAAGGGTAGTGATAGAGAGGCATTTTGACGCCCGTCCACACCTGATTAGAGTCTAGAAAGGAAGAGGGGAAGTGAGCGCAGCAACCGAATGGATAAAGTTTGAGCCGGACAGCCCGAGCCTTATTACGCCAATGTCGGGCGAATGGTGTCTATGGTCATTCGTTACGAAGCACGGCCGGGAATACTACAGCGGTTCTTGGTACAGAGGCGATGACGGTAAGGTAAGGATTAAGACGGAGTATGGGTGGACGGCAGAGGCCGTGGGCGTTTACTTCGCGCGCGTCAACAAACTCCGTGAGGAGCCACCTGCCCACACCTAAGCAGGGGATAACTTACATAGGAAAGAGGAGAGACCAATGCCGAAGCAGATACCCGCAGTCACGCAGGCGCTCAGCGACCTGCTCAACGTTCAGACCGAACTGAAGCTCGCCGAAGCCTACGGCGACAAGCTTTGCCTCAAAACCCCCACTTGCCCCAAAACTGCTTAAGATTGCCTCAAAAGTGGAAGGGGCCGCGCGCCTTCACTACGCGCGGCCCCACAGCACAGCCCCGATGAGTGGGGGCGTGCTCAGAGGTACGTTGCCCTTACGCACCTCTGTTACCTGTGGCTCACCAAAATGCCCATGTGGTATCTTCCTTTCCGATCTAGTCTTTGAAAACGTAAGGCAACGGGTCGGATGCGCAGTAGCCTGCTCACCCTCAGTGATGAGCATCGCCGTTGAGCAAGGAAGGTTCCTACTCACGGCGACAAGGTTACGCAATCCCGACTATATCTCAACTTGGGATATATGTAAACCCCGAAGTCCGTCAGGGGGTAACTCCTGATGGGCGCGAATCCGCGTGTCAGGCCGAAACGCTTGGCCGAGAAGCTTCGCTATATTCGGGCGTCGCTGGATTTAACGCAGGCGGAACTTTTGCGGAAGCTGGATATAGAAGGGCTTGCTACGCAGAGCAAAATATCGGAATTCGAGTCAGGGAAGCGCGAACCCTCCCTTATCATCCTCTTACAGTATGCCCGCGCCGTGAACGTCAGCACGGACGTTTTGATTGATGATCGGTTAGACCTACCCGCCAAACTGCCAGCCAAGTCGAAGCACTCCTAATGCCTCTAAAAGAAAAGTGCCAGACCCGTACAATGGGTCTAGCACTTCATTTACGGAAACCGTATAATTACGGGTGTGCCCCCGCCCAGACTCGAACTGGGAGCCCCAAGCTTAGTAGGCAGGTGCTCTATCCATTTGAGCTACGGGGGCACAAGCTTTCTCAGCCCTCTTATACACCCTCTGTCAAGCGACTTTTTTAGGAAGTTCTTTCAGAAAAAGTTAGAAAGTTAATTCCTGAACTTCTCATACAAGAGGTTGATTCAGGAACAACTTTTACAACTTTATAAGATTACCTCATTCACTTCCGACGAAAGATTTAACTCGGCTTGCTCTGCCTCTGCCTGTTCAGGCGTAACAGGTTTTGCGGTGGGTAACGCTCTAGCCTGCTCCGGGACTCTTAAAAAGAGATCGTACTGAATGTGGCCTTTACCGAACATCTCCCGCATTTTCTGTTTCAACTCTTCCATGTTGTAACAAGTGCGCGCGATGCCGATGACCATCCAAATGTGTTCGATTAGCTTCTGTAACCCATACTGGCTTGAAAGCCATTGATGATAGTTCTGTCCGTGGCGGGGCTTCGGCGCGTTCTCCTTTAACCACTGTGCTACGTCAGGATCAAGGTATTCATAGATTAGCTGCATAACGAGATGCCCCCAATACTTCGGGCGCTGTGTCACGCTGCCTTTCCAATTCGTCAATCGTCCGAACTCAATCCATAAGTCATCGGGGAAAGTTCTTTCCCACTTACGCATCTCTTCCTCAAGGTATGCCCTCAGCTTGACCTTGAGCGCGTCCTCATCGCGTTTGTATTGATAGCCGGTCGCCTCATCCACAAGCGCGTCCAAGCCTACTTTCGCGCACGCTACAAGGAACATGCTGGCCTTTATAGCCATCGAAATTTGGCGAGGCGTCAGTTTCACTTCTGGCGGGTTTCTCTGGCTGGCCTCTAAAGCGGTAACAAGCCCCCGGCAGACTTCGATCAACAAATCAGTAGGCAGCCCCTTTACCTCACGCTGTAACTGCTCCACTTCGGGCAGGCGAAAAGAGACCATTCTCGCGACTACCAAGTCCTTATCTATGTATGGCTTAAGGTTTTGCGACCGCAAGTATCCTTCCAAGTCACCTTGACCCGGAAATCCGCTCAGCATCTCCGTCGTCGCGACCCGCCCGATAACCCTTTGCCCATTGTCGAGCACATAGCAGGGCAGATTTACATCCAGAATATCTAGAAACCCCTTGTACTTCGCGACGGGTAATCCCCCGTCTTTTGTCTTTGTCGCTTTGCCGGCCTTGGCCCAACGCGCTTGCACGGCTTTTCTGGCTATTTCTTTCCGCTGTTCGGCGGTCAAGCTCATCGCGCGCGCTTGACCGCCCTTCGACGGGTCAAGAGTGGCAGCCTTTTTCTGTTTGCCCATGAGAGCCTCCTTCGCGAAGCACGGTAGCACGGAAAAATAGTTGTGTCAATACTTGCTTATTATGTTGACTACTTGCTCAGCAAGTATTACAATGCAGATGTTCTTTGAGAAAGCAAAAGCCCCGCTCGGGAGCGGGGCTTTTCTCTTACGATCACATGACTCTTGACGTTAAGCGTGTGCGCCAGCCATCGTATACATCGCCCGTTGAGTGCGCCGAATTTGAGAGAGGGTTTTCTCTTTCTCTTTGTTCTCCATCTTCTCTATCCGCTTGGCAGCACGCGACAGCATCCGATGTGGATTCGTCTCAGGGTCTTGCATCCTTTCCATCCAAAACATCAACCGCATTAGCCGCGAATAATCAAGGACGATGTTGTCCAAGGCGTGGGCAGTTGCTGTAACGACTTCCCGGAACGCAGGCGTCCAGTTCTTACTCTCCCTGCTTAACTGTTCGTCCGGCTCGTCACCTTTTCCGCTCAAAATAGCCCCTACTATGGCGCGGTTAATCTCGGAATATTGATCTGGCCTCCGCATTATGACCGTGTTGACGTAGTAGAAACGCTGGAAGCTCCTTGAATTAACGTCAAGTTCTCCCGCCACGGCGAGCCGCATCAATTCATTCCGTGCGGCTGCGAAGTGGCTTTGTGTGCGCTCGACGCGGTACTCATGTCTATACCTGCGGCGGCTTCTCTTCACAACAATGCCGACAACTAGCTCACGCACAGCCCACAGAACGCCGATGAGTACGATAAGTGTAATTGCGCTCATTTTCTTTTACTCCTACGGCTGCGTCTAGGCTCTTCGGCCTTAGCCTTCTCACCCTCTAATTCCTTGCGGGCGGACGGTACATCTTCAAACTCATTCTTCATTACGAATTGTTGTATCTGTTCGTCGCTCCAACCGCACTTTTCCATAAAGAATAAGATGCGGTATGAACAGAGCGCGGCGCGTGCTTGAGTACGGTATAGAAGAGGAATGACGGCCACGGCAGAGGCAATGGCCTTGCGGGTCTTTGACGAGATCGGCATCTGCCCCGCAGAGCGTAAGGCCGACCCGCTTATCATCGGGCGCGTCCTGATGCCGCGAAAAGGGAGCACGCAGAAGGCCGTCAGTTTCCTTATCGCGTGGCATTTGAATCTTAACGAGTTGTGACCGCTACACACGTACCTGAGCCGCGAAATCCCTTGAGGCTGATAATAGTTATTATGTTCTGAAAACATAAAGCGCGGGATGCCCCTCGGCTACGAAACTTCAGGGCACCCCGCTACTTCGGACGCCGCCCCCTACGGGTTGACTAGGCGGGATACACGCGAATCTCTATTGGACTAAGATTCAGAAGGTCGTCAGTACCAGAGCCCCCCGTTCCCGACAGTACCGTAACAGTGTCCGCGCTGCCTCGCCGCGCATACACATTAATCTGATCGTCCTGGTTAGGATACGCGCCCGCACCAATCGAGATAAAGGTCTTATTCGCAGTGAACGCCCCGGCCAACGTGCCTATGTAGGTTCCCGCGAAATCCCTTATCCACACCACTGCCCCGCCCAGCGTGTTCTCAAGCACCGTCGCCACGGGCGCGTCCGTGCCCGACTGACTGAGCAGAGCGACATAACGCTTGATTCCGTCCGTCTCTATATGCGTGCCATCCGTGGCGCGCGTGTACTGTCCAGCAGCTAGGCTCATTAGTCGGTTCCCTCCACAATCACGTATTGTCCGCTGTCGTTAAGAACGGGCTGCTCGTCGTCGTTGAAAACCGTGTCCCCTTCCGTGCCCATGACGGGCGGCTTCGGCCTGCTACCCGTTCCTATGCCTATCCCTATTCCAATCATTGAAGTCCTCCTCAGTAGTCCGCAATCAACTCGCTCGCGGTCGTGCCTGTTGCCCATATCCGCTTGACGCGCCACGGCCACTCACCTACCGGGACATTCTTGCGCGTCACGATGTCGCCGTTGACCATCGTCATCTTGATATGCCCTGAGACGCCGACGTAGATAGCGCGGCTGCGGGTGGGGAGGTCGTTGCTGTCGTCAGGCGTGATGGCCGCGGCTCCGTCGGCAGGCGTCAACAGGTTCAAGAGTGCTATTTGCGATGCCAGTGTTTGGTCAGCCATTTCTTCTTACCTCCAATAAGTGTTTTGCGTCTCATGGGGTGCGGTCGTCCTTCTCTCAACACCCAAAAGGGTATAAACTCTCGCCCATGCTCACCATACTCAAAATCCGCCGCGACGAAACGGGCTCAACCGAAGAGATAGAGGCCGATGTAACGGTTACAGACTCGGCCGTCAACATCCACCTGAAGGAACCTATCCAGCTTTTGGAGCGTGACGTGCTCATCCTCCCCATCGAAGCCGTCAATGCCAGCGATTGACCCGCTAGTTCGTCCTATAAGCGAGCGAAAGAAACACGTCGAAAGTGTTGTTGATCTGCGCGTCGGTGAGCTGCGAGGCCGACCCTCCGTTTATCACGCGAAGAGAGAGAGTGGTCGTATTCTCTTCCGCGAGCGCCACCACTGTTCCCGTATACGATGCGTTGTTGGCATAGACCGCCCCAACAGCGCGAGCGCCTGATGGCCCGATGGTCACGGGAAGGCCCGTGACGAGGACGCCACCCGTCGAACTACCCTTAGAAGTGAGAGTGATGCGGCACTCGATAAATACCCGGTCGCCGATGCGCGTATAGGTGCCGGTCTGAGCCCCGTACGTGATGCCTGTATTTCCACCGCCGAGGGTGATGGCGGGCGTCCAGGTGCCTTCGGCGTAAGTTCCCGTGGTGACGTTTGTCGCCGGGGCGAAGGCGTTGCCGATGGCGTAGACGTTCACTCCGTTGTGGTACACCTCTTGGGCATACCCTTGGGGAATCTTGACGCCCGTCCCGCCGTTATAGCGGAAGTTGACGGTGAAGGCCCCCGAGGTGTTGTTGTGGACGAGTATCACGCGCGCCGAGCCGACGGTAGCGACAGAGGGAAGGTCAACGGAGATGTTGCCCGTCAGGGCCCCGGTCAGCTCGATGACGCGGGCGCGCGCCTCCGAGGCCGTGAGCGTGACGTTCGAGTTGCCCGCCACGGATTTTGTGATGTAGCCCGCAATCATCGCATCATGGATGCTATTGGTTTCGTTTAGCGTCTGCTCTTTTGAAGCCTGATTGACCTCGACGTTCGTCGCGTGCCCGTTCGTGGTGTAGCTCGCCATCTCTCTCTCCTACAAAGTGGCCTCTGTATATCGCCCGCGCCCCACTACCGCGCTCTCCTGATAGACCCTGACCTTGACGCTCGACTGCACAGAGCCGAAATCTTCCGTCTGCTGGTTGGCCGTGTAGTTATAGCCGCGCTTTTTGCCGTACTGGATTCGCGACGGGTCGAGCCCCTGATTGCCTGTGTTAGCGGTAGTCTCAAAGTAGAGGCGCAGTGCTTCGCTCGCGCTGAAACTCGTCTCAAGGATAGGAACCGGCGCGGCCTGCGATGCATAATTCTTATAGAAGCGCACCACCGACCCCGTACGGTGAATGGAAATACGGTCGCCATCCGCAATGTCCACCGCGTAAGAGGCGTTGCCCATCGGCCACGCACGCTTGCCTCCGACCGCTCCCGAGAAAGAGCAGTAGAAGTAGGGATAGCCAGCGTTCTTGTACTGGTCGAAAGGGTTGACAATGCCGACAGGACTTACGTGCGCGGCTGGGAGCACGCCCAGATACGAAATAGGCTCATCCGCATTTATCACGAACTCGGCAACGAAGTCACCGGCAAACGAATCCATCCCCGTGCCGCGCGCCACGTTGATGCCGTCATCTGTGTGAGACAGCGTATAGTCCGTGCTGATAGTCAGAGTGCCACCGGGGTCATCCAATTCCTGCCAGCGGATTGTCTGCTGAATAAGGACGTTCGGATTTCTGACGGAACGCTTGAGCGTTGCCCCGCTATAGACCTCGAACACGTAGACCTCCTGCTCCTCATTGAGTGGCGTTCCCACCCGGTCACGGAGAGAGGCCGCGAATCGTTCGCGCCTGACCCAAGTAACAAGAAGGTCTCCCACGCTGTTGCGCTCGCCGCGCAGGTCGGTCGGAGGCAGGGGCTTCAGACTGGTGCCGTCAGCCGTGAACGTCACGGTCGGAGCATCGTCAACCGATTGTCCCGCAGTTGGACACTTATAATTACGAGCAACGCCGATGTCTTCCAACGGATAAAGCATCGGCTTCACAGCCGAGTTGAGCACGACCACATCCAGCCCTGCGAGAGACCCAGCCGCAGGGACGCCCGAGCCGAACCTATCCCACAGCAAGCCGCTGACGGTGTAGCGCGATTGGTAGGGGTCGGCCGGGGTTCCCGCGCTGACGGTAGTGAACTGACAGACGTACCACCCATCGGCCATGTTTCCGATGGCAAGCAGGTTGAGTTCCGGGTTGGCGTTTACGTCCTCTTCGGTCGCGGATGAAAGCGACGTGACAGGAAGGAAGTCCACGACGAAGGACGTTGACCTATCCCATACCGTCCGGTCTATCGTCCCGGCGGTGCCTGAGACGACTGCGCCTATCCCAGCCTCAAGGTCAACGGGGCCCTCTAGTTGATAGGAGCCCGAGCCGATAGGCCGCTCTTTGAACTCGAAGGCCCCGCGCCACGTCCCCGCACCCTGAAGGCAGGCCGCCCGATAGCGAACCGGCATCGTCCCGCCCCCGAGGTCTTCCGGTCGAAGCGCGGGCAAGTCCATGATGAGCAGCTTCGTTGTGCCGGGATACGGGATAACCGGCGGCTCATACCCACTACCGGCCGAGCCCGCGATAGACTGACTATAAACACTCGCCGCGTGCCTGACGCCGCTCATCTCCTGCACGCCCATTAACTGCCACGCATGTTCACCCAGACGAGCGGTGTGAGACGCACCCGACGAAGTGTTGATGGTGAACACGTCGCCGGGGTGGAGTTTCTGATACTTGGGTGGAACTTTGATTTTGAATGTTCGGCTCTCTATGTGGCGCTGGTCGAGGATGGTCGCCGCTAATTGTCTCGCGTGTGAGTGCGTCAGAATCATGGAGAGGTTTACCGTCTGCTTATCTCCAAACACCCCAGAGCCCACGGTCGCGGATTGCGTGTTCGTGTGATAGTCGAGCAGTGCATCCATGAAGCCCACGCTCAACTCGTAAGGCAAGGCGAGCGGGTCGGCGTCCGTAATCTCTACCTCAAAATCATCCCCCTTCTCATCACTCCCGGGCTCCTTCCAGTGCGCCCTTAGCTCGTCGGCCGAGATAGTCGCCACGCTTGAGCCGTTGCGCAAGACCGCTTTCGTCTCGCCGTCCACTTCAACCATGTCGAACTGGAAACAGGTCATCAGGTCGGCGAGCCACCGGCCTGCCTCTTCTCTGGACGTGATAAGGAATCCCTCATCCGTGCCGAGCGCGAGCCCCGAAAGTGCCGTGACGTTGACTACCCCAGAGTCCACGCTCACGAGCCCATACAAGTCCTGCACAATATCGTCAACGTCGTAGCAACCTGTATCTACTTCGAAGTTGAAGTTGGGCAGGGCAGGCTCTTTCAGTACGTAAGAGTCAAAAACGACGTGTGCTAAGCCTCGGTAGGCCGGGACGTTTCCAACACCATGCAGAGCGACGAAAGCCGAGTCCGGGTCTTGTGTCTCCGACCCGTTGTAGATTCTGATGTTCGCGTTGCCGCCGGCGACAATCTGCGCCGTGGTTACACCGTCCCCGTCCGGTTCGGGTATCTCGCCGTAACGGGCGATGGTGTCGTTATCGTCGGCTGCAGACCTGACCGTGTAGGGGTTGATAATCCCGGTCGCTTGTCCTGAGATACGCACACAGGCGCGGTCAACGTACATCGTTGTTGCATGTGTATTCTTGATCTTGAGTGTGTTGACGAACCCCGTAGTCATCGAAAAAGGGGCCGTCCGGTAGACGTGCCATTCGCCGTCCGTGTTGTGCAAGGTCTCGGGAAACATCGCCAGAGGCGAGGGCGTCAACTCCACCGTATTCGCGGCAGTAGTTTTATAATAGAACTCGACTACGGCTGTTCCGTTTCCATAGAGGCCGTTGAATTGGATGCTTCCATTCGTCGGCAGCGTGACGACTTCACCGCCTGAAGCTGAGGCGTCTAGCGTAGTAGTCGCCCCGCCGGCCAGAGTATTACCCGGTCGCTCTGCTTCATAGAAGGCATCTCCTTGAGCGGTGACTGTTGTATCGAAAATGGTCTCAAAATTCTCCCAGATGCGGGTTATCTTGAGGTCGGGTGAGAGCGCACCTAAAGACTCGCAGACTCCGATATCGAGAGTGGTGGTATAGACATGATTTACTTCGCCGGGCGTTGGCGGCTTCGGAGCACCTTTACCACCGGGTCTGCCTTCGGTCTCGTTCGTGGTGTGAATGATGGATGTGGCGTCGAGCAGGAACCCGGCAGCGCGGAACTTGCCATACCCTCTGAGAATATGTTCGCCGTACCCATTTGCCTGTAGTCGAATGTCGTCCATCCGACCGCGGTCAACCTTCGGAACTTTGCGACGCTTGGCAATGTAAATGCCGGCTCCGTAGCTCACCACGCTAAAGGCAGCGGAGATGGCGATGGTGGCTAGTACCGTGCCACTGAAGGGATCAGAGAGATAGACGCCGCGCGGTCGCACAGGGAAGAGGCCAGCAAAGGCGAGCACCGCAAGGAAACCCCACAGGATGATGCGGTCGCGGAGGGGGCGGTATCTGATGAGTTGAAGCATTTGCCGGAAACAGAAAAGAGGCGCGACCGGAGCCACTAATGCGGCTCAACAATCGCGCCTCTGATTGAGACACTTTGATAAATTGTGCGGGGGCAAAGAGCGCCCCGGTTGCGGGTTAGTTTAGCATAAGCGAGGGTGCTTTCGCGTTGCTTTCTTCCTTGACTACCCGAGGGCTCTTAATATCTTTCGCTTCGACGTAGCGGAGCTTTTCTTTGTCCTGCTCAAACTCTTCCTTTGTCGCACGAAATAGCTCGAAGCGAGTGAATAGCTTGCCGGGATGTGCGCGGGCTCTGATGTAGTAAACCTCTCCCGCACGCGCATCTATCTCAACTCGGTTCTCTCTCTTCTTTCCGCACTTCACTATCACGAGACCGAGAGGAACACGGGCTATGAAATACCGACCCTCATCAAGCGTTGCTAACGCTTCGTCTTTTAGTTCTACTTTTGGAGCAGCCTTGCCAAATGTCGTGTGGTAGAAGTTGCGATAGACGTAGATCGTTGCAAACTCTTCGGTTTGAGCTTGGGCAGTGAAGGCGTAGGCGAAGATGAGCAGCGCGGACGCGAGCAGTTTTTTCATGGCTTAGTCAGCGGGTCGGGATTGACAGGCCGACCCCGAGAATCACAAGCACGACTATGAGACACACCGTAACGGCGCTAACGCATATCCAACCCAGCACGATTCCGCCCGCGATAGTGGTCGCCCAAGCCCTTCTATCAACCACGACAGCGCCCGCGTCGTAGCGCCTGAAGAAACGACCACAGCGAGGGCAGTGTTCGGCATAGGTCGAGCATTGATGATTGCAGTCGGGGCAGGGGGTCAGGCGAGCGTTAAGGGACGGCAGTTCGCCCGTATCTCTGACTTGTGCAGGCTGAGGCTCCATGCGGTTGGCTTATATCATGTCCCTGAGACAAAAATAAAGGGCGGAACCGCAGCCCCACCCCTCATCCTCGCCATGCCATGCCGAACCCCGCCCTACCTGACCCCGCCAATCCCAGCCCCGCCTAGCCTTACCAGACCTAGCCACGCCGCACCTCGCCGGCCACGCCGCGCCGAGCCTAGCCGTGACTGCCGCGCCAAACCTAACCCGACCTTGCCCGGCCCCGCCTCGCCAGACCATGCCTTGCCTGCCATGCCGAGCCTAACCGCACCAAGCCCCGCCTCCCATGGCTCGCCCCGCCAAGCCTCACCTCGCCTGCCACGCCATGCCTAACCGTGCCCAGCCAAACCCGGCCAAACCATGCCGCGCCTGCCCTACTGAGCCACATCTCGCCTCGCCCCACCATACCCGGCCTTGCCTCGGCTGCCCTGCCGCGCTTACGGCGCGATGGCCCGCTCTGCCTTCTCCACGTAGCCGGCCGCTCTTTTCACGCGCGGCTTGTCCGTCTTGCCAGCGAGCCTTTCGAGGGCTTCAAGGCTGCGCCGGGCCGAACCGATGCGCGCCCGCGCGTCCCGCATCGCGGCGGAGTTGCGGCAGCGGAAGGCGGAGCAGGCGGTGTAGTAAAATATGCAGCGCTCCTCACGCGCTGCCCGTATACCATGAAACAACCTATCGTAAAAACCTGTCCTCACGAACTAACCCGCGATGCCCCCAAGTGACCCAACACATCTTTAACGTCCGACTGATGCGCCGCCAACAACCCAAGCAGCGTTTGCAGGTCAATAGAGTTTGCATCCATTCCACCATCGTGCCGCGCCTTCCACTCAAACTTAATACTTCCGTCTCTATAGAACGCCACGCGCGCAGCGTGGTTGCGGCATCCTTCGCGCCGACACGGGACAGGTAAGACAAGCGTCGGTGCTTCGTTCATCCCTCACCCCATAAAACCGGGATGCGGTAGCACGCTCTGAATATTTTGATCCAACGGTCGCTGAACGGTTGGACGGAAACCCGGCCGTGCGGGAAGCCGGGTTCGGGTTGGCTGGATGGATGCAGGATAAGGGGCGGGTCGTCGTCTGTTAGCCGGACGCCGATGTGACGCATACGGAGTGAAGGTCTGAAGAGATAGATGTCTCCCGCGCGCGCCTCTTCTTCGGTGAGCCTGACTAGATGCGTCTCAAGCGTTGACTCAATCAGCTTGTAATCGTGCGAATCGGGTCTATAGGTGTTCGGGATGTCAATGGGAAGCGTGTAGCCTTGCAGCCCGAGCAGATAAGGTACGACGTGCAGGCAGTCTATCCCTCCGTTGAAGGGATCGCGGCCTTGATGCAGGAAGGGCGTGCCTTCAATGGCCCACGCATCGCGGATAAATTGTTCTCTGCTCAGGCTCATCCTTCCACCACACGCATAGCGGCCTCCAAAGGCACATAGGGCATCCCGCGAAAGTTAAGTCCGTTGTTAAAGGTTCCTACGCAATCTTCCGCGAATCTTTTCCTACACCCTCTTGTCGCCTTCACCGTGTCCGATGTAGTCATCGGATAAGGAACAGGTAAGTGCAAAGTAAATTCACCGTTTGACGTGTCGTAAGATTTGACACGATAGGCAGGGAACCCGGCGTTACCGCCAGTCTCAATCTCAATCAACCCATTGGTGAAGTAGTCGGCACCTTTGCCTGCCAGACTCGATACTCTGAACACGGTCTGACTCGTGACGGTCGTGATGGCTTTGCCGGTGAAGACGTAGCCGAGCGCTACAAGATTCAGCCCACAGCGCGCATCACCAAACTCTGCGTCGCACAGCGGTGAGGTCTGACGGCCGATCTGTTGCTGTAGCGCGTTATTGATGCCCTTCGCCTCAGCCGTGAACGAGAGCGGGACTTGAATCTTGATGTCTGCAAGTCTGCCGCCTGAGACGGGTAGAACCAGCTCGCCCATTGTCGGCGCTTCGTAGTTGAGGAGAAACGCATCTACTACCGCACCCTGCCATTTCGGTGTGTTAAGTTCCGCCTCGGTGATTCCGGCCGAGGCGAGAAGGGCGGTCAGTTCAATATTTGAAGCGTGAGCGCCCGCGGCCGTCTCTAACTGTGAAGCAGCCACACCTGTTGAGTTTTTGAACGTCACGCCGGGGTGTCCCGAGAGCCCCGTGATGTCGAATGAGGCAGTAGTGAAGGCGATGACCGAGCCGACTTGTGGGGTGACTTTCACGCAGACGGCCATCGTCGACGATGCACCGGCGTAATGGTCATGCAGCGAATTAGCCGTATACGGCCCTGAGTAATTTCTGATAGCTCGGGTCATGCGTAATCGCGAGTCTCCACTAATCTCACCGGCTCGGTCTGTACCAACTGACGGCCACCATCAACCCACATAAATAAATCCCCGAAGTCGGACGCCGAAATATCCCACCTCGCGGCGTGGTAGAACTGACCCGTCCACGTCAGCGCCGTACCCGTGCCGGGGAAGTGTCCCGCCAACCACGTCACCAGCCCCGTCCCGTTGGCGATGGTGTAGTCTGTCCCTCTGACCTTCGCCACGGCATTCACGAATAGCGTCTCTGAGTTCGGGACAATCAAATAGGTCTCGCGCGCATAAGCATTACCTGAATCACCTCTGGCTACCTTCAACTGAAACGGCCCCGCCGTGTTGTCGCCCGTGCCGAAGGCGTCCACGGTGGCCGTGTAGTCTGAATAATCTAAAAAAGGAAAAGAGCGCGTGCGGCCCCTTCGGGCGTTGAGGTGGTTCCTGAGTGCCTGAAACTGCGCGAGCGTGATGGTTGGGGCGAAAGAAACTTCCCACTCCTTCAAAGCGTCTGCCCACCACGCTGTTCGCGTCTCTGCACCACCACCCGCCGCGACAACCGTATCCGACCAGCGGTCAGCGGAGCGGACGCGGGCAGGTGTGACAGGGAGTAGGACATTGTCGAAGGCCAAAATTAATATCCCGGGTCGAAGCCGAGGGCGCGCTTTGTCTTGCGAGCTATTTGATTCTGTGTCTCACGCGGGACGTTCCCGCCCGGCGCCGTGATATGAAAGTTGATTGTGACGCCACCACCCCGCCTCTGCTGCCCCGGCGTCTCTACTGTGACTCTCTCCCCCCGCGTCGCCATAAAGCCCACGGGCGTCTTGTCCGTCCCTCCTGAACCTCCAACGATGAATGAGCCGCCCGCAGCGAAGCCCGTGAACTTTCCGCCCGCAGTGAAGCCTCCGCCCCCGTGTGCCGGCGCGAGAGTTCCGCCAAGCACACCGCCGGCAATATTGAGGATGGCACCCCACACGGCGGACGCCGCGGCTTGGGCAGCCATCTGTTGCATGGCTTGAAGGAAGGCCAGCCCCATGTTGCCGAGCGCCGACTTCCAGCCATCTTGCAGAGACATGAAGAAGCGGGCGAAGATTTGGTCGCCGTTTTGAGCCATGTCTAAAAGCCCGTTCTGCCACTCTTCGCGCCAACTCCTCATCCCCTCCCGAATCGCTTGGAACTGCTCGCGGAAGTCGGCCCAGTAATCCACCTGAAAATCTGATAACCCGCGGCGCTTGCCCCCGGTCTGGCCCATACCGGGTTCTGCTACGCCGTAGCGGGTGACAGTGGAGGGCTTCAAAAGGTCTTCCGAGTTGAAGCCCTTCCCTGCCTCCTTATTGGCGGCTATCAGTTTCATGTGGACTTCCAACTGCTCTTTGGCCGCATCGGTGGCGCGTATCTGCGCCTCTCGCATCGCCCACATGGCTTCGCCCAATTCTTGAGCCGAGCCCGTCAACTTCCCGATGCCGAGGCGCTGGTACTCTGTCGCAACCTGCTGGTCAACTGAGGACTGCGTGAAGCTTTTCAGTTCAAGGTCGCCATCGGCCAGCGCCCGCGCCAGCGACTCAAGTATCTGTTGCTGCTCGTCAAACGCCTTATTGGTGGCCTCCACGGCCGCCTGCGTGGCTTTGTTTTGCAGTTGGAGATGAAGGTGAGGCCCAGACCACACCTTCTGCCCCTCGGGTCGTGTGCGCTCATCTCGCACACCGTACCCGGCCTGACGTGCAGCTGCCATGAATCTTTCGATCTCTTCGACTGACTTGCCGCGCACGCTCACGTCCATCGCACGGCCGTCGTAGTGAGCACTTCCCTTATTATGCTTCCCGCCCAGGAGGGCAGTGACGGTGAAGTCCCATTCCTTAGCGAAGGCTTTGAGCTTGTCGAGTTCATCCTTCCGCGCCTTCTGGCCTTCCTTGCCGGGGGTGAAGAAGTCAGACACGTCCCTTTTAGGCGCGACGGCCGCCGCATTCTTGCTCCTCAGTCGTGCCATTTCGTTGGCAAGGTCTTGTGAGTTACCGATAATATCCCCGGCGCGTGACTGCGCACCCATCCCGCGGATTTGACGGTAGAGTTGAATGAGGGGATTAGTCTCCGCGTTCAGTTCCCATAGCCAGCCTACACTCTGGCGGAAGCCCTTCCCGAACTCCGAATCGTAAGCCTCCCGCAAACCACGTAACACGTCAGCGACCTCTGCTCCCCATTCCCGCCAGCGCCCCGCATTGACTTGGAGGGCATCGGTCATCTCGGCCATGCCGCCGGTAATCTCGGGGACGAACTCAATGCCGAAGTTGCGACCCGCGATAGTTGCCGCGTTTGAGAGCGCGTCCAACTGGTCGCCAAACTCATCGGCCGCGTTGGCGGCCTCCGTGCTCATCACGCGCCCCGCGCGCTCAGACTCGGCTATCACTCCATTGAGGTCGCCCTTCGTATCCGCGAGAAAGACCGACAGTTCCTTGAAGCCCTTGCCCATCACCTTCGAGCCTGCGGCGTTACGTTGGCCCGCCGACTCCATTTGGCCGAGGGACTTGATGACCGTGCGTAGACTCCCGTCCGTATCGTTTAGCGCCGCCCTCACGTCCTTGATGCCCAGAGCGGCGAACGCCCTTTGCAGCTCTTTATTGCCGGATGCAGCTTCGCCTAGATTCTTCTGAAGGAAGACGGCGGCGCGTGCAAGCGCGTCCATGTCCGTGCCGGATTGTTTTAGTTGGAGTTGTAAGCCTGAGAAGGTTTCGACTGAGACACCGGTCTGTAAAGATAGGTCGTGGAACTTAGACCCCGCTTCGGCCGCCCCCTTCGCCATGTCAAAGAAGAAGCCGCCGATGTCTTTCGCGATGTCTAGCCCCGCCTTGATGTTAGCGAGATTTGAGCCGATGGATTGGAAGGTGCCTTGGAGTGAGGAGAAGCCGCTTTTTATCTTGTCGCCAAAGGAAAGTTTCTCGCCGGTCTTCTCGGCCTCACGAGCTACGTCTTTTAGTTTATCCTCGACACGCTTCGCCCCGCGCTCGAACCCTGCGGTATCGGCGCCGAACGAGACCATGAGTTCTTCGAGACTGACCGCCACACTACCCTCTTACCTTTGCTTTCTGCTTGTCCTGCTCATGCTTGAACTCTAAATAGTCCCGCTCGGCGTAGGCCGCCACACAAGCCGCATCAATCAGGGTTTGGTCTCTTCTGTCCATCAACTCGGTTGCCGAAGCGTTCAGCCAGTCGGCCGCCGTCTTGTAAGAACGGAGCAACAGATACAGCGGCTCGGGGCAGTCTCCGCCGCCGCCCTCTATCAGCCATTTGGCGAGGGCGACGGCTCGGAAGGGACTTGCTCATCGGGCTTGCCGAAGACGGCTTGACGCAAAGGCTCGAAGTATCTGCCGCGCAGTCGCACAAGCGTCGTTACGTTCAGGGGTAGCGGCTCCGTCCCACCGTCCGCCAGGTAGCGCCAGTCCCAACACTTGAGTCGCATAGCGAGCATGACGGCATTGCGGAAGAAGGGGGTCGCGTTCTCATCCGCCGCCCCTTCGATGTCCTCTTTCGTCACGCGCCCCGACTCAAGGGCTTCCGACTGCATCCCTACGGAGTCGTAGAGGTAGAAGGTCAGGTGAACCTCTTCATCCCCAACCTCGATTACGTCGTCTTTCGTCTCGTTGACGAGTTCTTCCAGTTTGAGCGGCATAACTTAGTTGGTCGTAAACGTCACGTCCCCCGTGCACTCAAAGTTGGCGCTGATCTTCAACTTGTCACCGACCGCGATGGGCAGCGTCCAGCTAACCATGTGCGCCTCGCCCGTGAACTTCGGATAGCCCGAGGTCGTGCCTTCGGGGCTGATGTCGAAAGAGACAGAGCCGCCGCCCGAGAGTCCGCCGTAGATACCTTTGATATGGTTGTAGATGGTCGGCGTGCCGCCTGTTCGGTCGTAGACGAAATCAATGGAAAAACTGCCGTCCTTGAGCGTCAGAACGCGCGACTGCGACGAGGAGCCGAGAGTAGTAGTCAACTCCCGCCCGATCTCGAAACTCGGGTTGAAGCTCTCCACGTAGGGCGAGATGTCCGTCAGCGACCCCGCCGAGTTGTCGAGTTTCACCACGGCCGATTTGCCGGCTACACCTGCTGCCATAAGTCCTCCTACCGCCGGGCGAACGCCAGCGTGCTTGTAATTGAAGTCGTCGTCCCGCCGAACGTCCTCACCGCACGGAGATGCCGGTTGACGGTTGTACCTGCCGCTACCTCAAGACGCTGGGCTCCCGCGGCCGTCTGCGCCGTAAACGTCGCCCCCGAAAGGTCGGCCCACGTCGAGCCGTCCGTGGAGTGCTGCACCTTCCACGTAACCGAAGGTGACGCTCCGGCAATCGCCGTCGTATGCAGGACGGCCACGCCCCCGTTCGTGGTGGCCGCGCCGTTGTCCACGTCCGTTCCGTTGCCCGTGCCGGTGACGGCCGCGAGGTCTTGCAGGGAGACACCAAAGTCAACGGCATCCTCCGCGCTCTCAAGGTAGGCCGAGACAGAAGTGAGGTCGTCGTACTTTACAGAATCATCGAACTTCGATTCGTTCGCATAGCAGAGTTCAGCCGGGTATCCGGCGGTGAACCCTTCGGGGTAGACAGTGGCAATCTTCGGAGTGGCCGAACCGAGCGCCGAAGAGAACACGTCGTAGGCTTCACCCGTCGCTCTGGTGAAGAGTCCTGAGACCTGCACCCCGCCCGTGGAGATGCCCAACTGTTTCGTGCGTGAGGACTGACCGAGCGTGGTGTTGTCGTACGTGCCGAAACTCGCCTCCCGCGAAATCTCACGCAGCAGCGATGAGATGTCGTACTGGTTGACGACGAGTTTCGAGTTGACGGTATTGACGCCCGCAGCCATTACTTATCCTCTACGGGCCTGACGGCCCCGATGTGGATTAAACTTTTCAGGTCGATGTGCGGCGGCAACTCTTCGGCTCCTACTTCTGTACCCTCTTCGTAGCGCGCGCCCGGGTGCCCGTCTTTCGGGTCAACCGTGACGCCCGCGTTGAAGTGGTAGGTAATGCGGTCGGCCGCTTTCTTCACCGCCTTGGTTGATGCCTTTCGTATCATCGTCAACGCCCCGCAACCGCCCGAAGTTGATTTGCTCGCTCCGCTTCAAACTTCGCATAGTCTCCCTCGGCGCGGGCAGCAATTAAGGCAAACTCAAACACATCCGGCGGTAGCGCTCTGGCCTCTACTACCGAGCAGCACATCACTTCGGCCACTGTGCGACAGTCGCGCAAGTGCGCGTAGTCGGGTTCCGGAGATTCGCCTTGCTCGTCACGGATGAGCCATTCAGTTAAAGCCTCTACTCTTTCTTTGGTTGTATTCTTCTTAGGCATCGTCCATCCCCGCCAGCCAATTCAAGACCCGCGCCAGCATCTCGTCCGGGTCGTCCGACAGGTCAACGCCTGCGGCCTCAAACGCACGCTTAAGCAACTCGTTCTCCTGCCGCGCCTCCCGGGACTCTTCGTCCATCAACTCACCACCAGTCTCCACTGCTGCCCCTTACCGTAACGGCGCGCACCGCCATCAAGTGTATCTATCAGGTCGGGCAGGTCGCGTTCCTTGCGACAGTACAGAAGCGTCCTACTTGAGACTGAAAGCGCGGCATCAAAAAGAACCGTCTCTAGCCTGTCCATGATGGTGCGTGCCGTCGCAACCCCTTCGGCCGAGTCTGTATCCTCGGCCCAAGCGTAGAACTGAACCGAGAGGTCATCCGCGACCTTCTGAGTGAAGGTGTAGCCCGCTGGGCCGCCCAACATCTGCCAGATAAGAAAGGGGGCTTCTGTTCCTTCGGGTGGTGCGCCCTGCCACTGACCGCCGGTGCAGAGCGCCACTAAACTCCCGGCGCCCGTGTCAGCTAGTAGCTTTGTTTGAAGGGCGGTTTCAACGCTCAAAGAACTTTTATCCTTCTCAGCCGCCGAATCATGTTTGGTCTGACCGCCCCCATTGAAGTCCGCATCGGCGCGAGAGCGGCCATAGTTGACGTGCCCAGTTCAAGCCACTTCATCGCACCACCTGCTCTTAGTTCATAGTTGCCGCGGGTGTTGCGGTAGACGTGAATGGTGTCCTGCGTATGGACGTGGCCGGGTTCATCGTTGTCAGAGCGGGGCGTCAACTGAAAGCAAATGCTCGCCGCGTTCTGCGTCTCCTCTCCAATGATTTCATCGACTCTCTGCCGGAGGTTCTTTGTCGCTTCGGGGATGCGGGAGATGAGTTTTACTTTTGCGCTGAACATCGGCGCTTAGTCCTGCAATTTATCTGGCCATTCCATCGGCATCGTACGGATATGTCCGCCACCTCTGTCATCGCGCAGATACGGGCAGAAGTGGGGCGTTCGCACCTTCACACCGCACCTCGGACAATGAACCTCTCGCGGCGGTAAGACTGTCGGCGCAAGCCTATTTGGATAAGCCGAAAAACCGCTTTGTGCGTTGCCAACTTGCATCACCCGTTTCTCAGCACCGCCGTACAGGTTCTCGTGACAACACCCCCGCCCGGGTTGACGACTTCAAGTGTCTTCGCAGGCCAGATGCTCCGGGCCGCTACGACTATCCGGTGCTTTGCGCGAAGTATGATCGGCGTCGCCCCGTCGGCACTCACCATCGGCATCGTCACCTCGTGGTCGGTGTACGCGGTGACGGCCCCGCCCGCGTCTCTTTCCACCCCGGCCTTCTCTTCTACTCGACAAGGGATGTCTGAATACAAGGAGGTGAAGTTCGGCTTATTGCCCCCGGAACTGCCCTGTGTGTTTGACGGGGATTGAATCGTGCAGGTGTCAGGCATGAAATCGACCGCGGCCTCGGCGTACGCTGCCCGGGCCTCGTCGATGAGATCGCCAACATCACTCACCACCTCACCCCCTTCAAAACACTCCCACACGAAGAGATTGCAGATGCCCCCACGCTCAACCCCAGCCTTTGCTGATTCCGCTCTCTCAAGGCTTCCAGAGACACGCCGTAGTCAAGCCTGACACCATCCCTCCCGCCTTCGAGCCGCAGGTGCGTCTTATCCTTCCGCGCCGCATAGACCGTCACGTCCGCTGCGACAGCGTTCTCGATAGCGGTCAATTCTCCGGCGTCGTAGATACGCGCCAGAGAATCTAGCGCCGACTGCGTGGCGTCGGGTGTCTCGCCGATGATTTCCGCTAACTCGACAACCTGTGCGGAACTAAGGGGCATGGCGTCACCTCTTCATCTTCTTTTTCTTCTTGGTCTTCTTCTTCACTTCTCCCCCTTCTTCTCTGCCTTCTTCGCCTTCCACGTGCCCGCGAGGTCGCCGTCCGCGACCCACTTGTCCAGTTGCTCCTGCGTGGCGGCTGCGGCCAACTCGTCTTCCATCCCGGCCTTGAAGACTTGGCTCCTCGCTCTCCCTTCCTTCTGGATGGGGAAGCGGATGCCGTGCAGAATTTCTCTGTCGTCTTTTGCCATCTTGTTCTCCGTTAGGGCTTGAAGACCGTGGCGCGCACGGTTGCCGCCGCCGGGTTCGAGAGCGCCGTGGTTGAGTTCGTCAGGTTACAGCGCTTCACCGTGACGGTGTTCGCACTCGACACATAACCTTGAAAACTCTGGTAGGTGTCTGAGGCTGCCAATGCCGCCGGGATGCCTAAAGAGACCGGGTTCCCGTCGGCCGCCCCCGTCACGGTGATGGTCAGGGAATCGCACGTCCCCGCGGCCGTCGCCCCGAAGTCCAGCGAAGCCGTCCCCGAGAGCAGGCTGAGCGTGGCCTGACTCTGAAACCTGATGTCCGCCGTGGTGTACGAGACGGCGTTGTAACCATCATGCGCCGCGTCGTACAGGTCGAGGCCGTAAGTAAACTTCGACCCCGCGGTCGAATTGTTCGACATGACCTTGAAGGCCGCGCCCGCAGTCGTCAGCGCCGAGTCGCCGTCGATGTAGGCCACCACAGCCCCGTCGGCCGTGGTCGTGCCGTCACCGATGCCGGCCAGCACGGCCCCCACAGGGTAGGTCGAGGCGTTCGTGCCCGCGATGTTGTAGTGGAAAATCCCGCCGCCGATGTAGTTCCCGGCCTTTGTCAGATTCGTGCCGAAGACGTTCCCCATGACGGGCGAGAGGAACTTTCCCGTGGTGCCGCCGGCCGCCGCTCCCAAATTCAGGTCGATGGCGACGGGCTGGAAAGAACCTGTGCCTGTATAGGCAGCGGGGCTATAGGTGATGTAGGCGCGCTCGGCCAGACGCTGCTCTCGGGCGGGGGAGCCGAGGCGCTGCTGCGCGAAGGCCCCCGCCACTAAACAGCACAGGACGAGGCAGGCAAGGAGAGTGAGTTTGTTTCGTCTGTTCATCTACCCCTCCTTACCTGACGCCCGAGTCAACGACAAACACCTTCTGCTCATTCGGCACCGTGATAGGGTTGACCTGCACGGAGACCTTCAGCTCCTTGCCTTCGTTCGACTCGGAGTAGTAGACCGTCTGCCCGTTCTCGTCAATCCCGCTGTTCGGAAGTGACTCCACCAAGTCCTGCGCGCGGGTGACAGGCGCGAACGCTGTGCGACCCACGCGCCCCCCCGAGGGGATCGCCGCGACGCGACCCGCGGGCCAGACGACTGCCGAGGCCGTCACAATCCCGCCGTCGGTGAAGTCGTCCACGGTGTCATCGAAGGTGATGAAGTCGAAGGGACGGCCCAACTCCTGCGAGATGCGGTCGGCGGCCTGCGAGACCGTGATGGGGCTGTTGTTAATCTCGGGGCCGTCGGCGACAATCTCCCGCATGGTGAGCGTGTCCATCAAAGCGCCTTCGGTCGCGCCGATGTAGTTGGGCGCGTCCTGCATGAAAGCGATGAACTCGTCCCACGCGTTGACCCCGGGGTCGTCCCACGCCGTGCCGGCCGTCGTAATACGTGCGGAGTCGAACCCGAAACTGGCGACGTAGGACTCACCCGTCTGTGGGTTCATCACCGTCACCGTCCCCAGAGCCCAGGCGGTAAAGGCGTCCACTTCGATGCGCCGGTAGTTGGCCTCGGTGATATGCCGAACCTTGCGCGGGATGGAGCGGCCGATGATTTCGTTGACTCGCTGAGCATTTGAGCCCGCACGCTCGCGCAACTTCTGCATCTCGTACTCACCCCACTTGAAGTAGCCTTCAACGGGCAGGATGACGATGTTGCGGAAGTCTGGCGTCTTGTCGGGAATGAGCCGACCGGGGGCATTCCACGCGCGGCGTCCCGAGACGGGACGGAAGTCAAGCGTGGTCACTTCGTCCAGGTCAACGGAGTCCACGTCTTCGCGCGGGAAGAACAGGTCCCACTTGAGCATCCCTTGATTGGTCGGGCTGATGGTCTGCGCGAGAACCGTGAGAGCGGCCTCAGACAGCTCCTCAACCACGGGTATGAGTGATCGCGGCATCTGGTCTCTCCTCTCTCTTAGGTTCTGGTCAGGCGAATTTGCGACCCGGCGGCGAGGAACGCGGCCAGTTCATTCGCTGTGTAGGCGCGGCCCATGTTGTCCTCGGCCACGTCACGGTTAACCGACCCGGCAGTGCCCATGCCGAGCGGGCGCGTCCCCGTGTCCGCGGCGAGGCTCGCGTTGGTCGGCGGGACGGTAGCGAGTTGAAGGTCTTGGGCTTCGGGATTGACGGCATAGACGTACTCACCTGATGTGCCATCAGCGAGCGTGCCATCAATCTTGAAGGCGACGCCGGGCTTCAGGAATCCATCAGCGTCAACCTCGTCTGTAGTTAGTTCCGACAGGTCAACCACCACCTGCTGCTGGTCAAGCATGGTGATGAACGGCGGGCCGTAAACGGTAGTGCCCGCGGTCTTAGTCACTTTCAACATGGCTTAGTATTCTCCCGTCAGGACGCGCGCCGACTGAACCACCTCTCCCTGACCGAACCCGTAGCGGGGGGAGCCGCCTTCTCCTGACGCTCCTTTTCCTGTTGGCGGATTCGCTCTAAGGTCGAGAGGTTCCCGGCCGGCGGGGGGTCGCCCCCGTTGCCGCCGCGCCTCTGCTGCTGTTGGCCCGCGTCTGCCTTGAGCGCCGGCTCATAGTCCGCCCAATTCTCTTTGGCGAACTGCTCAAGCGGGAGTTCCTTGCCCCCGTGCTTCACCGTGACAGCCTTGCCGTCCTTCTCTTCCTTGACGACGTACTCGGGACGCTCGGCATCGGGGAACTTACCGTCGAGGTCTTCAAGCACCGAGAGCTTCAGCTTTGAACCGCCGTAACCCACGTCGCTCACATCGCGCAGGTTGTCTTTCCGGCGCAGCTTTGCGGCCTCCACCGTGTCCTTCTCGGCCTGCGTAAGCGCCGCGGCGATGTCCTCGGGCTTCTTGCCGAGCGCCTTGAACTTCTCCCAGCGCTCGCCGTCGGCTTTCGAGAGCACAACGGAACCATCGGCCGGGACTTTCTCCCGCAAATCGCGGTTCTTTGAGCGGAGGTCGAAGTTTTCCGAAAGTAGCGTCATGGCGAGCGCCATCGCGTCGCCTTTGTGCTTGTCGAGGAGCTTCTGTAGCGCCTCTGCCGGATTCCCGCCCTGCGGGTCGCCTTCTGGCATGTGAGTCTCCTTGAGACTGAAAATAGAAAAAGGCCGCTTGCGGTCGTCTAAACTGACGACTACAAGCGGCCTCTAAAAAATTGATGCCTGATTATTTAGTTGTTACTGAACGAGGGTAACAGGATTCGAACCTGTGGGCGAAAGGCTATGGAGTATTCAGTCTCAGCCTTAACGCCCTAGCTGGTATCACCGATAAACCGCTCCGGCATACCGCCCGCTCAGCTTTCAAACACGGCACGCATTATACAGGAAAAGTGCGCGGCGCAACATAAAACTTCAAAACTTTTTCACGCCACCTTTAACAACTGCGCCGCCTCTCTATGTCTGCGCGCATTCGCGCATTCAGCGCTTCTAACCTCTTGAAAGGATAGCCGAGTGCCTTGTGGCACTCTTCCAGTTCGGCGGCATCGCGGCGAGACGTTCTCTGCAACCACCAAAGAAGCATGACTAGTGCCACGCCGCCGATAGCCAAAACGCACCATAACGCTAAGTCCATGATTAAAGTATACTCCCAATTTCACGCCACTTTCAAAACCTTCGCTGCCTCTACTACTACAAATCCGCGCGCTGCCAGATAGATAATCATCTCCTCAACGGTGAACACCTCGCGGTGCGTGTCCCCGCCGTGGCGAAAGTCAACGCTTAATCCCTCCTCCGTTTCAACGAACGTGGCGCGGGAGCAAGTGGGGCGGTGACACCGCTTGATGTTGTTGTCTCTCTGTGCGCTCATCCCTACAAACTCTCAAACGTGAACGGCCCGCGCACACTGTCACACCATCGCTCTGCGGCCTCTAGTGCGACTTTTAACCGACCTTCCGGCTCTAACGTCCTCGCGGCGTACATGGCCCCTAGCGCAACCTCACAGCCGCTCCCAACCGCGTTGTAGCCGTCAACCTCGTTGGTTAGCGCAAAGCTCCCGTCCACAAGGAAGAGGGCACCGCGAACGCCCACAAGCACACTACCCGCATAGGCCGCGCCCTCGTCTTCTTTCGGGGGTTGCAGCCCGGCCCGCTCAAAGCACTTCGCCAGTGCGGGCACGAACCTGCGCGCCATGTGAGCAGTCACGTCGCCTTTAACCGGTGGAGGATTGAAGAGAAACCGCACTACATCAGAGATGCGTGCCAGTCCGCAACAGCCAATCAGGAACTCACCTTTGCGGAAGACCTTTGGCGTACCATCTACGTTGACAATGCCGTTGCAAATAGAGCCGGAGTCACCGCCCATCCAGACCTTTCCCGTTTCCGCTATGCCGACGATGCAGGTCACGCCGCTGGCCTTTCACTGTTCGCGGTCTTGCCATCAAACTCAGTAAGTAAGCGCTGCCACTCTTCAAGGGACAGATTTCGCCGCCGCGCTTCTTTTTCAAGTAGTAATTGCGGCCGGTCGCTTAACGTTCCTGCGCGCATACGGGAATAGTAATGGTGGACTAACTCTGCGGGCGTGGCTTCCCTCAACACGGTAGGGTCAACTGCCGGGCTTCTCGTATTCAACAGGAAGATTGTAGTGTCGCTTATGCTCATTCTTCACCCTCCGGCTTCGCGCTTCGCGCCTTCAATATCTCGTCAGCCCGCTCCGGCGTGTAGCCCAACTCAATCAACCGCGTCCGGTCGTCAATTAGCCCCTCCTGCGCCTTCGCGTTCGTCAACTTCTTCTCCTTCAATTCCTCCTCTTCCATCGGCGTGCTCTGCACAAGGAGCGGCCGGCGAAGCGAGAAATTAAGTTTGCCCTTTGAGTAAGAGTCCAAATCAAACTCTCGGAAGGCTTCATGCTGAGCATCCCGCATCGTCCACCCGTTCCTAGTTCTCCACCCAGCGATAGCCACGCCCATCTGTTTGAGTTTGACGACCTGCTGACCATATTGAGCAAACGCACGGTCAAGCTTCGACTGTGAAGGGGCGAGCAGGCGTTCGAGGGTTCCGAGTGCGAGCTGGCTCTTGTTCTGAATAATCTCCTGCGCCTGTAGTTCGGGATACCGCTTCTCAAAAGCCGTGAGCAGCCTTTCGATCTGCGGGTCTAGCTGTGACAACTCAAAGGATGAGCCCAAATCCGAGACTGAACCTGTACCCGAAGCCTTCAGCACCGTCCAGTCGTAGCGCGTGTCGTAAGGATGGATGCCGCCTTCCGCGTTGCGCTTCGACTCACCTGACGCGCCCGTGACAGGGAGAATGTCGCCGTCGGTGAAGATGATTTTGCCAGCCTCGATAGCCTTGTGCCCGTGGTCATGCCCGTGTGAGGCGAGAGAATTAACCTCGTCAACTAATGTGTGGTCTGAGACGGCCGCCAAACCCCGCAATTCCCCGTCGTCGGCGTGCTTGCACCAGACCATCGGTACGAAGCTGTAAGGGTTATCGTAGACGCCGCGCGAGACATAATGCGCGTCGTTCGTGCCGCGCTCGGGCGGGTCGAAGGGGCGCTTGTCTCTGAAGTAGCGGAAGGACTCTCCGTCCACCTCCTTGCGGAAGGTGTAGGTTTCAGACTCTTCTCTGACCTTGTACTGCAACGCATAGGCTTTGACGTTTCCGGCTTCGTCAAGCTTTAGTGCGTCAAGGTCTATCCATGACGGCCAGAGTATCCGGTGCGTGACCTTCTGCGCGCGGTCGAGGTCTAGGACTTCAGCGCCCACACTACCGAGCGCTGCCCCGTACCTGACAAAGCGCTGACTCTCAGAGAGCCAGTTAGACCACTGGTCGAGTTGCGCGATAGCGAGTTGCAGCGCCGGGTCGGTGCCGTCAACCAGCGGCGTCGCCAGATGTGCGAGCGTGACGCCCCTGTCGTCTTTGACCTCCTGCGCGACGCCGGGGAAGAGATGGTCTTCATAGAAGGCGACTATGGTCGGAACCGGGTTAAAAAGAAGACGAGTGTAGTTGTAGAGCGCCTGTCCAAGCTGCCTGCAAAGATTAAGATACCCTTGTGAATAGACGTAAGCAGAGTTATTACGATAGTACGCCCAGAGGCGGTCGTATTCGGTCGCTAGTGCATCCTGACTCTGAGCCCTGACACTCGCGCCGGGGCTGCGGAACTCCGCCAAGCCCGCTCTCCATCCTGTCGTTATGGCGTCCATCAGTCTCCCCACTGGCTACACCCTGCGCCCGCCGAGGCGCGAGAAGAGATTGCGCTCCAAATCGGAAACACTCGTAACCGGCAATTCAAGGACGCGAGCGGCAGCCATCGAAAGCGCCACGGCCAAATCTATCTTTAGCGAGGCGGAGCGCTTCACTATGCGCAACTTCCTCTCTTCCCCTACCTTTTTGTCGGCGTTGTCGAGATGCTTTCTCAGAAGCGGGTCGCTGCCGTGACTGATACGCTTCTGAGTTATCAGGTCGAGCAGGTTCTTGTCCGCGGTCAGTCTCTCTGCCCCCTGATGGAATGGGGCGGTTGGGACTATGCCCCGCTTATCCAACCCGGTCATCATTTGGTGAAGCTGATACGGGTCATAGGCGATTTGCAGGACGTTGAAGTCTTTACAGAACTTCACCAACTCCTCTTCAATCTCGTCAAAGTCAAGCGGCTGCCCTTTGGGCTCCCATGCGCGCACATAGCGAACCGCCACCCTGCTCGAATCTGCCGGATGTAGGGAGACCCCGACAACGCCGAACGTGTCTCCCGTGACGGCCGCATCTGCCGCAAGCGCGAGTGGTGTGCGAGTATCGAGCGCGGGTAGGTCTTCAGAGCAGGCGTCCCACCACAGGATTGATTCGAGGAAGCGGGTCGCGTCTTCAATATCCTCCCACTCGGCGTCCATCAGGACGCGCGCTTCGGATTCAGTGAGAACGGCGCGGCGATCCTGCTCATACCCTTGCGAGAGATTCGCGGCGTTGTCGGCGAGTCTCAACGTGACCGTGAGAGACTTGCTTTTAAATTCGGCGTTCGCATCCGGCCCGTCCGCCTCCAGCGGCCCGAAAAACTCAAATAGCCAGTGCTTGCGCGGCGTGGTAGTCAGGTAGAGTTGTGGAGGCTCGCCCTCGGGGCCTTCGAGCCGGACACGGCCGGCCAGCACCTTCAAGGCATCGGGCGTCTTGTGGCGCCGAGCTTCGTCAAAGTAAGCGAAATGGACGTTTGGCCCTTCCCACGCACCCGGCTCTTCAATGCCCCCGCAGATAAGTTCCGCGCCGTTGACGAACGTCAGAGTAAAAGGTTTGGTAGGCTCCCAGCCGAAGCGCGCACGATACTGCTGCTCTTTGATGACCTGTTCCCACGGGCACCACCGGCGAAATTCTTTCCACAGAGACTTTTTAAAGTGCTCGAAGTCGGGGCTGACCATGATGCCCGACATACCCCGTCGGAGTCTGTTCAGCGTCTTAACGATACCGGCAACCGACTTGCCCGCGCCCTCACCGCCTTTAGCCAGCATGTACTTGGGCGTGTCGGAAAAGACGAACAGCCGCTCATCTTCGTGGTGCGGCGTGTAGGGTTTGTGCGTCGCTGCGTTGACGTAGACCCCTAGCCACTCGCCCGCAGGCTCATCACCTGGAACAATGTCCACGTCCTCGGCCGTCTTAAGCCTTTGGACTGCTATCCGATCCGCCACCGGCCACAGATGGCTCATCCGAGCCGAAGGCGGCAAGAAGTTTGGCGATGTCAAGTTTCACCCCATCCGTTTCGCTCTGCGCGAACTTCAGCCAATCCAGCAAGTCTTTTTCCGTTTCGATGCCGGTCTCGTCAATCTTTTGTCGCGCCACCCGCATGACGATGCGGAGACGTGCTGCGCGCGATGCAATATCAACCATCAAAGAGAGCCGGTCTACTTCCTCCGCGAATTCCGTGTCGCTCACCCAGCGCTGCACCGTGCGCTTCGCTATGCTGTGTTCGTCGGCAACCGCCTGTTGCGAGTAACCTTGCGCGAGCGAAATCGCCACGGCGGATTTTTTCGGCGTCCACTCGTACGGCGTCTTTTTGGCGACAGCGGCCCCCAAATCGCTGTTCACCGTCCGCCCTTCTACTCCCTTCTCTTTTTTAACTCTTACCGCCAAAAGCTATTCTCCCCCTTCAGGTACGAGAGACGCGCGCCGCTCACCGCTCCTTTGGGCTATAGGCGGGCGCGGGCTCGCTCAGCTTCGCCACGTCGTAGCCGAGGAGTCCGGCCCTGTCGAGAATCAACGCCGTGCGCGCCTCGGCCTCCATCGCCCGTTGATTGAACTGAAGCACCTTCTCGTTGGCGCGGTTGAGCGCCGCGTGCTTCCCGTCCCGTATCTGCTGCTTCTCGGCCTCCGCGCTCTTGCGGTTCTCTTCGATGACCTGAAGGTAGTGCGTCCGCTGCTCCGCGAAAGCCTGCGTGTGCGTCTCCTCTAGTTGCTTGACCTGCGCGACGTAGCCGTCAATCAGCGCCTTCCACTGGCTCGCCTGCAAGTCCGTCGTGTGAATCGAGTGGTCGGTGCGCGTCTTGTACCACGCCGTAAATCCCCGGACGGCGTAGATAATCAGAATCACGACCACCCCGGCCGCCGTCGGCTTCCACGCTGCCGCAACGTCCTGAATCTGCGCGAGAGCGGAAAGCGTAGCCGACGCGACCAAAGCCCCCAGCGCGAGCAGCGTTTCGGCTGCGGCAGGCTTGGCGAGTAGTAGCGCGAGGCGGTGGGGCATCTGCTTGACTGTTAAGCTCTGCGTCATACTTCGGGGGAACCGCTCAACTCCTCTACCTTCTGCTTGGCTCTTATCAACTCGATCTGCCCTTCGGCCGCCAACGCTCTGGCTCGCCACTCATCCCGGTCTTGCTTCAACTGCTGGGCAAGCTCTTTCAAGCCCGCTACGGCCGCGCTCTCATCATCACGACGAATACGCGCCCGTATCTCTCGCCTCTGCCAAACGGTTAAAGCCCGGTCGGCAGGAGCCTTCCGCAGTTCAAGCCGAAACCGGAGATACCCCAACAACCCGCCCGCCGCGATGAAGGCGATGAGGTAGCCAAGCAACTGAGCGTTAGAAGTCTCAGGCATCTCATAGATAGGGCTCTACCGACTCAAATGCGCCCGCGAGGATGGCTCTAGTTCGTTTGACCTCCTCCCATTCATCTACGGGAACGAGGATGTGTCTGGCCTGCTCTTTGACCGCTTCGGTCGCAGAGAAGTCATAAACGCTAAAGGGGTCGAAGCGGCGGTCTCCCTTGGCAAAGACGGGACGGACGGGAAAGGCGCGACCGACCACCACAGGCGAGACGGTGACGGCCTTCCTTCCCCCCGTCTCGCGATGGACGATGCGGCAGAAGTCTTCGGCCTGTTCAATGCTCGGATAGATACCGCCGTCTTCCAAGCCGTTAGGATTAGAGATGGGTTCCGCGCTCAGCAGGTTTGAGAGCTTGGCGGCGAGCCTCATCAACCAGTAACCGGGGCCGCGGTCTCTCATCCACACTTGCCAGAGCGTCCCGGCTTCACCGTCGTACAGGGGAAGTGTGGCCCACGAGACGGGGCGAGCATTGGCTTTCAGTTGGAGTGCGTCGGCTACCATTAGGCTTCCGGGTCGTGAATCACGCCGCGCCGGCTGATGACTTCACCGCCCAGTTCTCCTACCTTGTTGGCAGCACCCTGCGCGGCTTCGTCAGCCACCTCCTGCTGCTGGCTCTCACTCAACTCTTCCTCGGCCGTGTACTGGATGGTTGAGCTAACGGTGATGGTGTATTCAGGCATCGGAGAACTCCAAGCGCACGCCCATAGCACTGCCGTAAGCAATAGGGGTGTGACGCGCGCCGTCAAGTTGGGTTAGTATGCGTTTCATCGCCGCGAAGTCTCGCCCTGAGAAAGTTGGGGCTTCGTGGTGGTGGCCGGGGGAGATGGCTTTAATGCCGTCGAACCCGGTCAGCTTGTTTTAGCGATTGCGCCTCCGCGAAGCCTTAGCCAGCTTCCGCTTGCAGCTCTCACAAGTCACCAGCCGCCGGTCTTTGCTAAACCGAGAAGACGAAGTAGCCAGACTGCACACAGCCTCTACTTCGAGCCGCGAAGGTGATGCGTCGTAATGGATTGGTTCTTTCGCCATTGGCTACTCGGGGCCGTCAATGAAGTCGGGGTCGGTGCCGTAGACACCAATTATCAGCCGATGCAGCTTCAAGAAGACGGCCTTGAACTTCTTCTTTTTCTCCGGGTCTTTTCTAATCTCGCGCAAAGTAGCGATGACGACCTTGACGCCTTGATCGAACGGAACTTTGTTCATTGCTACACCTCACCCGCTCTGTTGGCTCAGGTGTGCATCACACACGTCTCGGATGGCACGCAGCGCCGCATTGAATTTCCCGTCATTGTTCTGTTGATAGCCCGTGGCGGCCGAGCCAGCCGAGACGAGGATGTTGCCCATCACGTCGTCTTTGCCCGTCTTGTTCGTGTCCAAGCCCTGAAGCATGAGCCCAAGCCCAACGGCCTGCGACGTGGCGATCTGTAGAATGAGTTTGCTGTCTGCCATTCAGTTACCTTCCTTCTTCTCTTCTGCCTTCTTCTGTAACTCAGTAACGCCGACGGCCGAGCCGGCAGCAAGTACCCCAACGAGCGCGCAGTTAGCTGCCATCTGTGCCGTGAGCGCTGTCCCGTTAGCCACCGCGAGCAGGAAGGCGCTCGCCTCCCCGAAGAGGAGCGCCAGCGCAACGGGCACCCAACCTACCGTGTAGAGCGGCGTCAGCTTCACCATGTCCACCAGCACTTTGGCGAACATGGCAGCGGCGACGGCCTGAATCAGTATGTTGTCCATCGTCTTCGTTGTGGAAAGGGAGCGGCGACTCATCAGGAAGAAAGGTAACTCCCCTCGCCGCCCCCTTCCGTGTCCGCCCGACATAGCGAGCGGCGACTTGAGTTCAAAAAGCGAAAGGGCTCCGACTCACCATTGAAGGCGTAGCCAGAGCCCAAGGCTCACACTAATTTTCCGCGCGTCAGTTTACCACGACTTCACGTTTCGAGAATAGAAATTCCGAAGAGCGCTTCGACCAGTTTTTTCTTCAGCCTGTAAACATCCGTGCGGAAGCCCTTCACGTCTTCCCATACGCGGCACCTCTTGTCCATGTCCCAATAAACGAAGTCGCAGATGTAGTCCGCGATATGAATACAGTTTACTTCAATCGGCATCCGTACCTGACAGCGAACATCGCGCACCTTATCGGCACGCTCAAGTAGTTTAAGCTCGGCGTACCTATCGGCCTCTTTACGCGACTGAAATTTGATGCCATCGACCACACAAGGGCGCGCTCCGTACTTGTGCGGCTTCGTCCGGTTGCGAAATTCCTCGGCTGTCATGTCAGCTTTCATGCTAAAATAGAAGCGGCTCGAACGAGTGCTGCAAACGCCCCGCGCTGCTTCTTCTGTAGGAGTAGGGTTAGACATGGGAGTCCTCCGTGAGTCGCCGTCTCACCCGATTAGCAGCCGCATGGTCAGGCTCGGCGTTCTCATATACCGCGTCAGCCTCCTCATTCTCTTCGTCCATCAAAGTGAAATAGCGCAACCGAATATCATCGGCATCCGCTACACTTGGCTCATCAAGAGCATCGAAGCAGAGTGCTCGCAACTCCGTGAACTTCTCAGCGAACCGCGCAGGCAAGTGCTCTGTGCCGAAAAGCATCTCATCACGAAAGAACTCTCCGCACTTAAGCAGGGCGTACTCTTGCACGGTTCGTCTGCGTCGAGTGTTAGCCATACGCTTTAATCTCTTCTTTTAAAAGATAGACGCGGATTTTGTTGTCGCCTATGCCGACACCTGTCACGTCGGGACGGTCGGCTAGATAAGCCTTCACTTTACGCTTAGCGTGATAGATGTTAACAGGTGCGCCAGTTTCAGAAACAACGTCTGCCATCCTTCAATCCTCCGTGCGCTTCGGGAGCGCAACAACCCGGCTAAGTTTTCACTTCCGTCTGCTCGATGGACTCGATGACGCGGCGCGCGGCGTTCTTGATGCTGTCAAGTGAACGGCGGTGATACTCGACACCGCCCTGCTTTACGAGTGCATAGGCTTCCGCGAGGCCGTCCACATCCCACGTCTTGAACTCAACGCCGGTCAGTCGCTCGAACTTATCGACGGCCTCCTTGAGTTGGTTGTAGGCGTAACCCGCCGACTCACGCCCCCGCGTAAGGCCGTTCTTGTAGCCCTCGTCAAGAATTCGCTTCCGTTCGGCGTCGGGCATGATGTTGTCCTGCGCGGCGCGGAAGAGTCCGGCGAGGAAGGCGCGGGTGATCGGCTGCGCTTCGAGTTTCGGGGCTTCAACTTTCACCTTGAGCTTGCCGCCGCTCGGATACATGAGCCCCCACGTCGGGGGGAGTTCGCCGGGCTGCACAATCGACTCATCCCCGACAACCAAAAACCAGAAGTCGCAGAAGCGGCAGATGGCGTCCGCCTTCGCTGGCCGCTTCAACTCATTAAGCCAGTCAGCGCGGGAAGCCTTCACTTCAAAGCCGTAGAGGTAGAGTCCGCGCGACGGCCAGAGCGACATAACCAGCGCATCGGCAGAGCGCGATTTATTGCCGCCCGTCCCGTTGGGCACTTCCTCCATGTAGGCGTATGCGTCCTTCGGGTAGCGCTCACGCAGTAGAGCTTTAATCTCGCCCGTGCTGAGCACCTTGCGCTTCGGCTTACTCTCTTGAAATAGTGTTGGCTCAGCAACGCTCATAATCTCTCTCTCCCATGCGTAAGACTTAGGATTCAGTCCTACCTGCTTCTGTGTGTTCAGTTCTACATTTTCCCTAACTCATCCCTAACTCATCCCTAACCCGCCCGGGTCGGCTCTCAACCGGGAGTGGGTCGGATAACAAGTATTTTCGCGCACCTTTCAGCCGGACATCTGAGTCGTCGCGCTGTTGGCGTTTACAATCTCCCGTTCCCACTCTCGGAAGGCACGTAGCACATCGGCTACTCGGTTCTGTCCTGCGGCCCATCTCATATATTCACTGTCGAGTCGTGCCCAAGCTGCGTTGACCGCTGGCATACTGATACTGAAGTCAATGCCGGGATGCTCTTTGACGATGCGGAGCCAGCCATCGCGTAGCTTGATCTTGAGATAGTCGGCTACCATTTGGATTCTTCCTCTTCAACCGTCTCGGTAAAATAAACAGGCCGTGTGTCGGTAAAGCGACCATTCGTCGCATCAAAGTACAGCTCAACCTTGCCGGGTCTGCCGCACTCGCGGAAACGTACCTTTTGAACGTGTACCTCGGTGGCGCTACCTTCCTGCAACACATCACGCCAGACCGAAAGCCCCACATCGCATTTGTTTCGGAAGTGAGCTGAACCGCTAATGTCGTACAGAGTTGGCACCGGATAACTACCCGTCCGCACGTCCTTTTGTAGCTTCGTTGGATGGGCCACAAGCCACATATGCTTTTCTTTTTGACGACCATAGCCGCGGAGTCTCGTCAGCGACTGGCTCACGAACTCAGTCTCGGTCATGTTCGCTGGCCGTCGATGCTCAAGCTCATTCCACGGGTCGATAACAACACCTTGAACTTTGAAATCGGTAGAGTCTACCCAATCAATACAATCAAGGATGCCCGAGACGGTGCGCCTTCCATCTTCGGGAAGTACAAAAACAAAATGCTCGGCGAGCCATTCAAGCCCTTCATCCATCTCGGCCTCGGTCATGCGCACTACGTCGCCTTTGCCGAAGGGCTTGCCCATATAGATAGAAAGAAGTTGCGCGGCGTGACGCTCAAGCGGTTGGTTCTCTATTGAGGTAACAGCCACCTTCCACTCATGCAGGCTGGCAAGGTTATGCAGGATACAATCGAGCACGGCCGTCTTGCCGTGAGTCGGAATACCGGTTACTACGGTGAACTGTCCGAGCTTCACCGTGTAGTGCCAGTCGAGCGAAGGGATGCCGGTTGAGACGCCGCCCGGAAGCCCTGCGCGATAAAGTTTCCTTACACGGTCGGCGAACTCCGAGACGAAGTAGACGCCCTCGGGGCGCTCACCGTCCATCACCGTCTTTTCGGGGAAGACGCAAAGAGGATCATCCGGCGAGTAGCGTGCGACCGAGTAGGCTATCTTGCGAATGTCACCGTCAGGCAGCGGCGGTTCACAGCGCCGCTCATTCACCACCGAGAGCAGCGCGTAGATTTCTGCGGCATCGAGGCCGCGTCGTCGGTTGGTGCCTGCTATACTTGTGAGAACGTTGTTACGCCCGCCCTCGGGTATCTTATCCGTGCCTTCGTTAAGCGTTACGGCGGCGCCGCCCGTGTTCTCTTGCAGTTTCCGCTTTAACCACTCGGGCGCGTCCGGTATCTCGTCAGGAAGCGACTCGCCCCAGGCGTAGACACCGCCCGAAACGTGACCGCTCGGCGGGGCGACGATGTAGCCGCCGTCACCTTTAATGTCTATGCCGGGGCCGAAAGCCGGTTCTGCCTTCTGTTTGCTGTTCGTGGTCTTGACATAAAAACCGGGATGCTTGAATAGCAGGTGCCATCCGCCCCCGCCCGTGCGTACGAAATACTTCTGATCCAGCGGCCCGTATTCCGCGAGAAGTCGTTTCAGACTGTCCGTGCCGCCCGCGTGAGCGTCAACGTCAACGACAATAAACCCCGACGCCGCGCCCGTAACTATTCCCCAATTAGTGCCGCGGTATTTAGCTGCCCAAAACGTGACCATTGCAGCTTTATCCGACGCGTCGTTGTGGCCGTGCTCAGTCCGCGGATGTTTTGCGGGTGAGTCACACGCAGCCCCCTTCGGGCAGGAACAGACGCCGCCTACAGGCTCGTACACGGGAAAGACTTTCCAACCCCGCGCGGCGTAAGAAAGAATCTGTTCGCTCATGCGGCCTTACTCCTCTCCGCTCGGTAAACCTCATTCACGAGCGCGTCGGCCTCCACGTTCTGCGTGCGAGGCACCCATTGAAGCTGAACATTCGCCATGCCCCGCATCAGTTCGCGGATGCGGTCGCGGTAGGGTCTCAAGTGATCGGCGTTGCAGTCCCACCGCCCGGCGACCTGATTGACCACGAGGGCCGAGTCGCTGAAGACTTCGCCCTCGTGGCCGTTGTCGGACATCCAGCGCAGGGCGCGACCGACGGCGACGTATTCAGCGACGTTGTTGCTGTACTTCGCTCGACCGCGACCGACACAGCCGCCGTCGCTGGCAACTACGGTGTCGCCATCCTTCGCCAGCCACGCCCAGCAGCTCCAACCCGTCGCGGAGAACCGCGGCTCATAGAGACCGTCGCAATAGAGTTTGAGTCTCATTGCACCAATCCTCCCCCTGCGCGGTTCAGTTCGGCTTGTGACTTGGCGGGCGGGGCGTTGCGCTTGAGCACCCCCACGAGATATTCATGCGGATTGGCGCGCGGCTGCATGGAAGTCGTCGCAATCGCCTCCGCGACCCTTGTGTTGCCGTAATCCTGTGCAAGTTTGGCGAGCAGCGAGCGGGCGTTCTTAGCAGTCATCACTCGCCCGTGTGTGAGGAGTGGTACGCCCACGTCGAAGATGTTGGGCGCGTTCGCGCCCGTTCCGTTAGGAACGGAATCTGATACTGAAACTGAAGAGGTTTGTTTTTGCTTGGCGGGTTGCTTGCGGTTTGCTTGAGTTTTGCTTCCACCTGCGCGGCCTGATTTCGCGCGTTCCCTTCTGATTTGCTCGTCCCTCACCATATCCGGCGAGAAGATAGCCCCAGCTTGATTCCGGTGAGCTACCCCCTTCCGTAATAGTTCGGAGATGCACGCAAGACCTTCGGATATGTCCCCGCCGATGGCCGCAGCGATGTCTTCATCACTCCACGGCTCGCCGCCAGAGGCAAGTACCCCACGATCTTCGCACTCAAACATCAGACAGAGCATATCTACCCACGTACCCTTAGCCGCCTTTGAGCAGCGGCGGAGGCCGGGGTGTTTCATCCAGTCGCCGGGATAGAATGGGAAGTAGGGAAATTTCACAGCCCGCGCCCCCTTTCCACCCGCTTGACGTGTGAAGCGTAGACGCCGACCGATACCGTGACCCACAGGACGGCCTTAGTTTCTTCCGTTTCAATGGACTCCACGGGCGCGGTGAACTCGACGCCGTTTAGGTTGAAAGTGATTTGATCTCCCGGCCGGTAAAGCGAGAGCGCACCAGGAATGACTTGTAGATTGGGCTTGGAAGTAGAGTTGAGACGGCGGCGCGGCATGGCATTCACCTTTCCGCGCGGGCCTAAAACACAAAGACCCGCACCGACATGACGCGGCCCACACGCTCTTGCGAAGGAGACGTATGACGCTGCGCCCGCCGATGCGGGCGTTTCTGTTAACCGGAGGCCGGTTAGATTGAACTGTGTGGACGCGCCGTTTTTGCCGTAAACAAAAACAGCGTCACACGTCTCCTTCGCAGTTCCAATCATAACAACCGGCCTCCGGTTTGGCAATAGGTTAGAAGGGTATCTCTTCGTCGTCTTCGGCTGAGGCGAGTTGTGCCGGTCGCGCTCCCACGGCTGCCGCAGCGACCGCCTCACCCGAAGGCATCTGATTGCCGGCCGCCTCTACCGCCGGGATGACCTCGGTCATCATCACGTCGTAGAGGTATTCGTTGACGGCGCTGAAGTCCCAGCCGCCGAGTCGCTTTTTCGTAGGCTCGGGGCAGTCGCCGGGATTCTCTTTCGTGTACTTCTGTAAGACCGTCGCGCCGTCCTGCTTGACGTTGAAGGCCGTCGTGTCGTTCTTCTGGTCGTACCAGGCCGAGAACTCGACCGGCTGGGAAAAGTTGATGTTCTCGGCCAGCCGCATGAAGCGGGAAGTGACGCGCGACGAGAACGGCAGCGTCAGGATGCACGGTGTTCCGGCCGCGTCGAGATGCAGCTTCCATCCACGGAAGGTGGTGTCCTCGAACTCGCGCTCATACCACTCGATCTTGCAAATGAGCGCTTCGACGCCCTTGTACTTCTTGACGTACTTCTTTATTTTCTCTTTGGTGCGCGGGTTCTCGACTTCGACTTCATCGAAGCCGACAATAGGTGTCTTGCTCTCTTCGATGATGGAGTGGTGTTTGATTTGCAGGTACTTGGTTCCTGTTGCGGTGGCTTCCTGTAAGCCTTTCATGCGGTGAACCTCTCTTTCGTGGTTAGGTTTTGTAGCCCAAAAGCGCCCCCTCCATCTGTAGCGTCTTTGCTGCTGATTGAATGGCGGAGAGCTGACTTTCGAGAGCCGAGAACCGGAGCTTTAAAACTTTCTCTAGTACCTCGGCATCATCCTTTGCCTTCCGAAGCTCGACGCAGGACAACTCGGCCTTAGCCTTTTTCTCCTGCACCGTGCCTTCGGTTGACTTCAAGGCCGAGAGCGCGGTGGCCTCGGCGATCTCATAATTACGCTTGGCGTCCGAGGCGGTTTGGTAGACCGACTGGCACACCGCCTTGACTTCCTCGAACTCGTCAAAGAGAACGTCGAATTTTTGTCTGTAATCGTTTGTGTCTCCGTCCATCCCCTCATCCCCCCCCTTCTCTAACAGGAGCGCGACGCACGACCGATGAACGGATAGCTATGCGCGGCATCCTTCCGTCTCGCGGTACGCCGCTCCTCTCCTGTACATGAGCAGAAACTTTGACCATGCAGCTCTCCCCTGCACCCGAAGGTGCTCAGCCTCGCTTGCCTGTCCATGCAGCACCGCACGTCCTGCACTTGCCTCGAAGTCAAGCGCCTTCGCTAAAAGCCCGGCTGCCTCATCCTTAAGATCAGGGAAGCGGACGAAGGGACGTACCTGCGTTGCCGCTTGGTTCGTCTGCTCGCTGCCGTAGAAGTTGACTTCGGGTTGTGTGCTCATGCTGCTTCATTCTCCGTGTTGAAGAGGGGGAAGGCTCTGCGCTTCGCCTCCCATGCTGCTTCGTTAATCCAGAGGACTTCCGTGCGCTCAGCCGAACCGTCAGCGCGCGCCGTCCTCTCGACTTGATGCCAGTCGGAAAATAGCTCGCCGTCGTACAGGTCGCAGCCGTAACCTGACACGATGACCATACCCGCGCAGTGCTTCAGCTCAAGCGCCAGCGCGCGGTGTTCGTCATCACTCATTTCGGCGCGGTAGGCTTGCTGCCCCTCCATGTAGCGGACGCTGTGCGGGTAGGGTGGGTCAATATAGAACAGCGTATCGCGGCTGTCTCTGGCCTTGATGATATAGGCAGCCTCCCGATTCTCTATCTCGACGCCGCTGAAGCGCGCGGCGACTTCCGCGATGCGTTCAGGGATAGTCTGCCAATCATCGGTAACGCCGTGCGAGCCCGCTGAGGCGATGCGATTCGTGCGGAAGCCTTTCGCGTGCCCGGTGGTCGTGTGCCGGATGCCGCGACCCATGAAGGACTGTATGAGTGAGCGGCGGGCGGCCTCAACGTCATCAGCGGTCGGCTCAAAGGCGCTTAGAAATTCTTCGCGGGAGTAGGGCGTCAGAATGGAAAGTTCTGTTAGAGCTGAAGCCTTCAGCGGGTCGCGGAGCACACGGAAGAGATTGACTACCTGCCCGTCCAGGTCGTTATAGATTTCAACGCTGGCACGGGGCTTTTGGAGCAGGACGGAGGCCGCGCCGCCAAAAGGCTCAACGTAAATCTTGTGTGGCGGGAAGTGCGAGATAATCCACGGCGCAAGTAACCACTTGCCTCCGTGGTATCTCAACACCGGCCTTGTCGGCTTCAGCTCTGCAACCATCTAAGCTGCCCTCACTTCCCTCTCCACCTCATCAATCGAAAGAAGTCACACCGCCCGCCTCGGTGTTGAGCAGCAGCGGCTGTCTGGAAATCGGCGGCGCGCTCTTTGCCGCACAGTTGCCGCAGCGGTGGAGCGTCAGAGTAAGACTTCGGCCGTCTATCACGACACTGACTACTCGTGCCGTCTCCCAGCGGGCTTCCCACGTGGTGCCGCAGTCGATACAGCCGTCGGCGCGGAGTGTGATTTTTGCCTTGCCGATATTCATAATCGTTTAGCGTCGCGCGGGCTTCTCTTCGTCGGGCAGCCCCGGCAACTTCCCCGCCCAACCCTTCGGCGCTGGTTCCGTCTCCTCAAGGAGTCTGCGCGCCTGCCAGATTTCCTTGCGCGTGTAGAAGCCGTCGTCGTTGGCGAGGACGTAACATGCGCTCTCACGCATCAACTCAGTCACCCTCTGTTTCTGCTCTGGCGTCAGCATAAAGGTTTGGTGTCGGGCAACCGGGGCGCTTTCCCCCACAACGCGGCGCCCCGGCTACCCTCCTCACACGCCCCCGAGCCACGGCCCCTCCGCGTGGGGAGCCAATCGAAAGCGTGATGCTGAGTCAGTTTTCAAGATTCAACTTGCGCGCGAGGTTCGCCGCGTCGCGGTTGGCCGCCTCGGCGTTGAACCTGCCGCCCCGCTGGGCGCGGTAGACGTTCACTTCGTACGCCCGGCGCTGCCCGTCCTCGCGGGTCTGGTGGTGCTTGCGTCTCTCTGCGATTGTTTGCTTCATATCGTTTAATACCTGTGCTCATCATTCCGGCAGTACAGGTAGATAACTACTCCTGCGGCGATGATGGCGAAGTAGAGTAAGAAGCCTGAGAAGTTGTTCATGGGAGTAAGTGCCCCGCCTCCGCATACGACATAGCAATACCGTGGCAGCGATGGGCGATCCTCGGCACGTGCTGACCAAGATCAGGTTCGGGCGTGGCCTCTTTGCGCCAGTCCCAAACGTCGTAACCCGTGCGGCCGAAGCCGAAGGCCGACAACATGCAGTCCTTCGGGTAAGGGTCGCGGCAACCCTCGAAGGTTAAACGGCCGTTTAGGAAATAGATGAAGGCTTTCAGGTGGACGTGATCTCGAAACCAGTTCGCACCGACTGAGGCCGGGGTCAGGAGAAGTATTTGCCCCCCCCTTGCACACTTCTCAGCCCACGGCGCGATATTGCCGAAAGGCGGGTTGAGCCACTTGAGGCCGGGGAGCGAGCGCCAGTCAGCGGTAAGAGAATCCTGCGCAGCCGTCAGGAAGTTCTCGGCCTTCGCGTTCTCGACACTCGCCGCCAAGTCCCACGCGGGCGTCCCGAACTTGAGCGCCACGGCGCGCATTAAATTTGCTGGCGTACCGTAGTCCTGTTTACTTTGGCCCGGCCTTTGAACAGGCATCATCATTTCATCACCCTCGCGCAGACCGCCTCTATCCGCTCAAACGTACCTTTGCTCTCTTCCCACGCCAGCCTGAAAGGTGTCGGGTCAAGCAAGACGAGCGAACGGAGAGCACGGGTGCGTGCACGCCTCAAATCACCCTGAGCTTCAAAGGCACACGCCATTGATTCAAGTATCTCGGCCTGTAAGAGAATGTCGTTTGATTGAAGGGCTACCCGGTATGCGCGGTTGAAATACTTATGTGCGGACTCGGGTCTATCTGCCGACGCGTAGCAGCGGCCTGTGCTCGTGTCGATCTGCGCGCGTAAGGTTGAGTCTGCCGCGGCGTGCTCGAAAGCCGACGTGTAGTAGTCGAAAGCTTTGTCCGTCTGGCCGAGGTATTGAAAGACGAGCCCAATGCTGTGCTCGTAGCGGCCGAGGAAGGCACCGCCAATCACGCGGGCGGTCGCGTAGCGCGTTGAGAGGAGTTCAAGCGTCCCCCGGTAGTCGCCCGCAAAGAAGCGGACGAGCGCCGCGTCCTTCGTCCACGTCGCGGCGGGCTGGCCGTCGGGAGCAGAGAGCAGTCTTTCGCAGCATAGGTTGCGCGCCGCGTCTAAGTCTGTATCGAGAAGCGTTCGGTAGAGGGCTAAGTCCTCGGGGCTCGTGGTGCTATCATGTGGGACTCTGGCGGCGAATCCGCTTCGACTCACAACCACTACAGGAGAACATTCTATGAGACGCTTACTTATCACCGGCGCGCTCGTGTGCGCGCTGTTCACGGTCGCCTTCGCGGGCCCGCCCGTCTCGCCGGGTGACGACCCCTGCATCCCGACACCGGAAGTCCCTTGCCCCACAGACGACGAATCGGCTAACAGCTCGTCTACGTCGGGCTCGTTCATTACAGTGCTGATTAACGGTGTGCTGACCATCGTCTATCTGCCTTAACCCTTCAGTCCCGGCCGACGGCCGCGCCCCTTTTCGCCTCCCCAGACGAGCCGAAGCACTGACGCCGCCGGCCGAGAGTTCAATCCTTCATCCGTCCATCCCCGTCGTGACTCTCTGCGCCTCGCCTTGAGACATCACGCGCGCGCCTGTCTGCACTCTGCCGAGCGTCTCAACCAGCAAGTCGCGTGCGGCGTCATACTCTTCTGGCGTCGCCTTCCTCGCCGCGTGGTTAGATTGGACGGACTTGAAGTAATACCATGCGGCGTCGAGCTCATCGCCGCATGGTGGCGTACTCTGACGGCGGGGACGAAACCTTGACAGCACGGCCCAGATGGCGTCCCCCAGCCCGGCGCGGGTCTTCTCGGCGCCGTAGCAGAACATCAGGATTTGGTAGGCGAGTGATTCCGTGGCGTCGTTGGGGTTGAGCTGCTTCGTGAGCGTGCCGTACGGGATGCGCGAGTTGACGGCCGTCTTCTTCTCCTCGCCCCACTCGAAGAGGTTGTAGACGGCTTTTTCAAGCTCCTCTTGATCCACGGGCTCTAAGTTATCCGCCATAGATAAAACCTCTGAGAAAGTGACTGGATTCAAATGCCCGTTTCGGCGTAAGGTGTCTATCAGCCGACGGGAAAACGGTCTTTGAAAACTAAGTCAGCCCGCAGCCTTCGGGAATCACCGAAGCCGCCCGGATTAAAGCCTCCGAACCGCGGGCCGCCCTTTGCACGGGGAAGATGGCCGATTGTTCCTAGTCACAACTTCGGACATGTTGGAACTGCTCGGCTCTACACAGGTTTAGTCATCGACTTTCCTTCGTCGGCGTGCCGCAGTTTTGCGCGAAGTGCCGTTGCCGGTCGCTCGGAATTGTTATCGCCGCTTTTACGGAGCCTTCCGTACCCCGTGGCAAATGTCGATTCAAAGAACCTGTTCCGCACCTTTCGCGCGCTTCGGGAGCGCAATCTGGTGCGTCGTGTCAGGCGGCAACGGGCTCGAAGTCCCGCTCGAACTCATCAACTTTATGGACTGAGTAGTTGCCCGCGGAGTCCTTGACGATGTAGTCCCCGACTTGGGCGGGCACGACGCCTTCGAGCGTTCTGACGTTCAGCGTGCCGTCGGCGTAGCCGTTGCCGTAGATGGGCGGCGCCGAAAGGAACGGGAAGCCGAAGGGCGGGTCTAGCTCCTTCATCCAGTCGCGCACCGTCGGCCAGTTGCCGTCGTGGCGGACGGCGTTGACGACCTCAGAGCCTTTTTTGAATTTCGCCATCGGAATCCTTTCGGTTTCTCGCTGCCCCCGGTTGTGCGCCCTCAAGCAACGGAAGGCCAAGTATCCCCGCCTCCTCTGGTAGTCACTTGTGCCACGCCGTTCGTTGGTACGTCTGCCGGTCGCCACACCGCACCGCAACCGTGGCAGAGGTGCGACTTGTGCGGCGGGTTCGTCCAATCGTTCTGAGGTTCGGGCGCGTCAACGTGGAGCACCCCACACGCAGGGCACGGAAGCACGACGTTAAGAGGCTGCAGCGCGGCACCGGCGTCAGCGACCATGCGGATACGGCCTATTGCTGTCGCCAGCGCGGGCGCGTCTTGCTCCACTACTTGACGAGAGTCGCTGGGAAGCCTGTCCCACGCATCAAGCAGCGCACCGATGTACCAGCCGGGAACTTGAATGTCGTTCGCCATAAGAACCTTTCATGCACCGCCGTCGGGCGGGTGTTGTGCTCTCGCGGAAGGCGTGTGCGGCGCGACTGCTCAAAGCGTACAGACTCGGCACCGTCCATCACGTCCAAAAAGTTTCATCTGCCCGGCGTGTCTCGGTCGGCTCCCGCCCTCGAATTTTTGCCGCAGTCGCATGAGCGGCGCGGGCCATGAGTCACGCCCCGGCGAGCGGAACGAACAAGGCTGGCCGTGTAGCTCGGAAACGACCGTCTCTAATTCTTCCCCTTGCTGGAATCGCGCGGGATGGTCTTTCCAGAGGTTCCACCACTCCCCGATTTGTTGGTCGTAGCAGAGCGCACAGTCAGTCCGCTCGGGAACGCGGACGCCGCGCTCATCAAGAAAGGTAAGAACGTCTTTGAGCCCCCAGCCCCATTCGCGGAAAGGAAACCTTTGCGTAACGCCTTCGATGTGGCCGTAGATACCGCCTTCTCTCTCTTCCTCGTCGGCACGAAGCCCGACGTAGGAGACGCAAGGCGAAGCCGTGAAAAGAAACTGCTCGTAAGGCTCGATCTTGAGTATGCGCGTACACCAGCGCTGGCGATTGTTCGGCAGAGCCCGCTGAATCTGAATCAGGCTGGACAGTGACTTGCCACACGAGACAACGGTCAGGGGCGTACCTAAAAGCGCGGCGAGTGAGCGCCAATGCTCGACCATCTCGGGGAGTTCGTTGCCGGTTGGAGTGATGACGTACTCATAGGCGCACGGCTCACGTTCCGCCAACGCCAGCGCCAGCGCCGTCGAATCTTTACCGCCGGAGAGTGCGAGTATGTGTCTCATCTCTTCAACCCGTGCCCGTGCTCGCCTTTGGGGCGGGCGGAGATTGCTTTGTGTTTGCGTCCGGTGATATATGGTGCGCGCTTTACCTCATCCTGTTTGGAGGTCTAGCGCCAGATGCCGACTCGTAACACCGAACTCTGTCCGTACTGTCAAAAGGTCGTGGCCGTCACCGCCAAGAACTGCCCCGGGTGTGGCGGCGACCTTCGCAGCCATCGCAACGCGCCGGCGGTCAAGGTCTTTCTCATCATCGTGGCCGTGGTCGTCGTGCTCGTCTTCATCCTTACCAGGCTCGGCGTGCTCAAGTAGGTGGCCCGGTCGCGGGAGGATGGCGGTTAAGGGGGTGCTCATGCGGCGGCCTCTGCTGGCTCCTCTTCGGGGCGCAGTTCGGGGTGTCGCTTCGCCAGCTTCGATAGCTTCTCGTCTATCGCTTCACGGACGATTTGAGACGCGGGCGTGTCCAGAATTTCGGAAGCCTTGTTAAGCCGCTCCTTATGGTCGCCGCTCGCGCGAATGTAAAGTCTCGTATCTTTTTTGCTCATTTGTCGCCTCGTGCGCCTGATGTCCGCGCGTTGTACGGACAAATACCACGAATGTACGCACATTGTCAACCACTTTCTTCTAAGGCTCAATTGAAAGGAAAGGTACGCCTGTTGTATGCACACACTTATGGGCAAAGAGACGAGAGGCATGAGAATGTATTTCAGGGTAGCGGAGAGCTTTAAGAATGAGTTCACCGCTGCGGCTATGGTTAGAGAGCAAGACCCTTCAGACGCCTTTCGGGTCATAGGCAGGGCTTTTATCGAGCGGGTTAAGCAGGAGAGTCCCGAAAGATATTCGGAGACTCTTGAAGTCGTTCGCGGGGGCAACAGCGCGCAGACGTTAATGTCGGAAGACGAGAGCGCGGCAGTAAAGGAGGCGTACAAAAAGTCTCGAAAGGCTAAACCGCAAGGTAAGCACAATTCCAAAAGGTAGTAAGTTTCTCCCTGTTCTTTGAATCTGTAGAAAGGAAGTTATTTCTTCGCCCTGACCTCACTCCGGCTGAAGGGATCGGCGTGTTATGGAAGTCCATCCTCGTTTGCCGATTGACCCGGAGACTCAGACGCACGGCGAGCCGAAACGCGATGTAGGCGGACAGACTTACACGCTCAAGGTTTTCGCCTTCTGCCCCAACGAAGAAGATGCCAGCCCGCGCCTCTTAGGGCGCGTTAAAGTCAGACCCGGCCCGGTCGCACCCGGCAAGGTCGCCGCCGTTCGCATGTCGGACGGCTTTTTGGTTCTTAGAAGGATTCGTTATTGCCGCGAACGCGGACGTGAGTTCGTGTGCCTTGAAAGCCTTTTGCCGAGTATCCCAGCCCTGCGCCTGCCCTTGAGCGCCTTGTGCATACTCGGCACCGTGATTGGTTATTCTTGAAAATTTTGACAGCGGCAGTTCGTCGCTTTGTATCGCCAACACGGGAAAAGTGTAATCACTTTTTCCCGCCTTAAATCTTGCAACGTGCGGCAACGTGCATAGATTCAACAAAGGCGTTCTGCCTATCTGAAAGGAGAGCCATGCGCCTCATTATTTTGGTATGTGCCTTTCTGCTAATGAGTCCTGCGCCTTTGCGACAGGGCTCACCCGAAGCCGTTTTTAAGCAGCGAGTATCTAAGTTTAGAAACAGCAAGCGGTTTGAGTATTACTATGACAAGTTCAAAGACCAGGCCCGCTTCTCTGTCGGCCCGTTCAATATCGGGGGCGACTCGGCCTACGTGTTCGGCGGGAGCATGTTGGGATTGACAGCCTACACTTTCGCTGACGGCAAAGACATCAAGAATCCTGACCGCTTCATCTTGCTTTTTGACTCAAGCTCAAAGGATTGGTTATACCTGCGCGACTGCGGCCTCAACCTTATCGTGGATGGCGAGCGCGTCGATCTTGGACAATGTACGCGCCAGTCGGACATTCGGCGCGGCGGCGTGACCGAACGTCTGTTCTTCAAGCTCACACCGGAGCAGTTCACCAAAATCGCCAACGCAAAGGTGGTTGAGCTGCGCATCGGTCGCACAGAATTAAAATTGAAGGACGAACACTTGCAAGCCTTCAAAGACCTGATAAGCCTCACTACGCCTTAACGAAATCACAACTACGTCGCGCGGCTCGGCCATTTCTGGCCGAGCTTTTTGCTGTCTAAAATAGTTGTTGACTTGTACGCACAACAGGCGTACAATCCCTCCTGTCACATACGACACCACGAAGGGAGCCGAGAGAGATGAGTTGGAGTGATTACGTACCGCAAGAGTTGATAACCGGCGAGCCGGAATATCCGACCATCGTCTCGCTCCCGTCGTCAGAGTACACCTCTCGAAAGCGCCGTGCGTGCGACTACTGCGGGGCGTGGATAGAGGTGGGCGAGCGGTACAGGGTTCACAAGTGGACTGAGGACGGGGAGTTCCAGACCGCCGCGCAACACGCCGACACGTCGCGGTGTGTGTTCGACGAGCCGAAGACGTTCGACGATTCCGAGTTCCCGTTCTGAGAAAGGAAGAGACGATGAGCGCACCGACCGCCAACGAACTCCACGTCAATCACTTTCCGATGTTGTGGCTGGCGAAGGTCAGGGGCTTAACCGCCAAGC